GACAAGTGCCGCGCGATGGCGGATAAGTGGAGGTAAATCATGACACAGGAAGAACTGAACAAGATTGTCGAACGGCACCAGCACTGGCTCAAAAAGGACTGCGAAGGTTGGGAAGAAATGCGAGCCGACCTCACGCGAGCCAACCTCTACGGAGCCGACCTCACGGGAGCCGAAGAACTCCGCCTTGGCAAAATCTTCACCGAGCCTATGACGGGCTACAAGAAAACCCAAGAGGGCGTGGTTATTACGGCAGAGATTCCTGCCGGAGCCATCGTCTTCTGCATCAACGGCAGCAAGTGCCGCACCAACCGGGCGAAGATTACCGACATGGACGGACACGAAGTCCTGCACTCGCAGTACGACAACTCGTTCGAGTATCGCCTCGGGCAGGAAATCGAAATCAAGGACTTCAACCTGATGTACAACGTGGAGTGCGCCAGCGGGTTCCATTTCTTCCGCACCCGCGAGGAAGCGGAGAACTACTAGGAGGACTGAGATGGAACTGAAACCCTGCACTTACGACGATATGATTGATGGTGATGTAGATACGAACATCGAATACTATCCAAAGTCCGAAGTCGACAAGGTGATTGCTGACTTGGAGGAATCCCACAAGATGGAAGTTGAGCAACTCTTGATGGAGATTGTTGAACTGAAGAAGCAAGTCCACGATTACGCACAAGGTTTGTACGTAATTCAAGCAAGGGCAGAAAAAGAAGCCAGCCACCACAAGTACAGGCATTGCTTGGATATGGCATATAAGTGTGTGGTATTATGCCAAAAATCCAAAGACCTGTATCGTTGGGCTGAAGATGAAAATTTAGAGCATTATTACAACCATAAAATTGAATTTTTCGCAAGGTGGCACAAGCGTTGGCTGAAACTTGCCGAGAAATTCAAGGAGGCGAAGTGATGAAGAAACTTTTGAAGCTATACAAGATGTTCTACCGACTTCTGCGCCTTAAATCGGAGCAACATAGTAAAATTGAACGTGATTTAATTCATGAATTTTATTTAATCAACGACAATAAAAGCAAAGAAATTAGAGAACTAGAAATAGAGATAAGGCAATGGCATTATCTAGCATCAAGATATAAAACAAGAACACCAGATGAACTCATTGATTTTATAGAAGACCTTGCGGACAAACTTAGAAAAGCCGAAGATACTCCTAGTAACTTTAATAGGATTGTCGCAAAGTACAATAAATTCGTAGACCTCAAAAAAGAGTTCTGTGATAAGTTCAAAGATATAGAATTGGAGGCATGAGATGTGCGAGTTTTGCGAACCATACAAAGAAAAAATTATAGATGCAGATAAAGGATTCGCTTGTGTAACGAAAAAAGGCGAACTCGTCGTTTTCTTTATGGGATACGAATCGAGTGCTGTACAAATAAAAATAAACTATTGCCCGATGTGCGGACGCAACCTGCACGAGGACTAGCCCTATGAACAAGACAAAGACGCTCTACCTGCCCTTGAAAAAGAAATGGTTTGATATGATACGCAGCGGTGTCAAGAAAGCGGAATACCGGGAATTGTCGTATCATTGGCTGACGAGGCTGTTCCGTGTTAAGGAAATGCAGCAGTTCTTCGGCGTGTCCGATATGACCCCGTTAGCCAACGGACTCGCCCAAGAAACTTTCGCCAAGGAATTTGACCAAGTGGTGTTCACGTTGGGCTACCCGAAGGCAGACGATACCGAACGCCGTCTGGTGTTCAAGAATCCGCGCATCCGCATAGGTACGGGTAAGACCGAGTGGGGAGCCGTGGAATGCGTGAACTATTTTGTGATTACGTGGGAGGAAAAATGAGCGACTACCCCCTGCATCCCGGACAGACCCACGCGCAGCCCCTCTATGCGCAGATTCCGCTCGAGGAATACGAGAGCATCATGCGCGAGAACAAGCTGCTCAAGGAAGATAACGCCCGCCTCAACGAAGTGCTGAAGCGCCACGGTATAACCCTGCTCAAGGATGGCTAGATGACCGACGCAGAAATCATCGCGGAACTGAAAAAAGAACCCGCTGCGGAACTGCGCAGGCTCCAGCGCCAGCCCTACGAATGGAAAGTGCAGCACGCTCTCGATGTTATCCGGGAGTTTGTGGAACATGAAGGCGAAAACGGAGTTTACGTGAGTTTCAGCGGCGGTAAGGACTCGCTCGTCCTTCTGCATCTCGTGCGCTCCATCTATCCAGATGTTCCTGCGGTTTTCGCGAATACCGGCATAGAATTCCCGGAGCAGGTGAAATTCGTGCGCGAATTCCCGAACGTGACCGAAGTCTACCCGGTAAAGCATTTTCCGAAAATCCTGAAGGAGGACGGCATCGTGTACCCCAGCAAAGAGGTGGCGATGTATATCAAGGCGGCAAATGGCGGAGCCAAATACGCGGTCAACGGACTGCATGGCCTTGACCTAGATGGCAAGGAGAGCCGATACAAGGAGCGTTTCAAGAAATGGGCGTTCCTGCTCGGATGCGGAGTGAAAATATCGCCCGACTGTTGCAAGCTGATGAAAGAAAGGCCGATGATGAACTACGAAAAACAAACGGGCAGGAGTCCTATAATAGGAACTCGTGCAGAAGAGAGCTTCCGCAGGAGCGTCGGCTGGATGAAGGCGGGCTGCAATTCATTTAAGGGTAAAAGGCACAAGAGCACTCCGCTTTCCCTATGGATGGAAAGCGATGTCCTGCGATATGTCGAAGAGAATGGCATCAAGCTCTCGCCCATGTATTCCGATGCGGGCCTGAAAAGGACCGGCTGCATGTTCTGTCCGGTCCCGATCGCGCATGGCGACTTGAAAAACATCGAATATGCCAGGAAGCATCACCCGAAGATTTATGCGGCTATAATGGAAAAGCACGGGCTCAAGGCGATGCTGGAGAGGCTAGGCGTTGAGCAGAAAGACCAGCTCTCGCTTTTCTAGGTTTGTAAAATCGATTTTGCATAATTTTATAAAAAAATTATTGACTTTTTATAAAATGAATGTATATTTAACCCAGAAACGAAAAGCAAAGAGGTTTTATAATGGCTACAAAATCCACAAGAAAGCAGCTCGCAGGCGAAATCTACGACCTTTACAACCGCAAGTGGAAGCAGTTCGGCAATAGCAAGAAATCCGCATGGGTGCGCCATCTCCTGAACGGAGACCTCGGCACCGGATACAAGAGCCTCGAAGAACTCGCATCCTGGCGTGACCGCCTGCTTGCCGAAGCGGCATAAACCAGAGGACTCCATCATGGGAAAAACATCGCTCAAGCCTACATCAGTGACCCAACAGGCGCACGCCATCGCATCTAGCGAGGCAAAGCGCCGCAAGGCGAAGGGCATCTGCTCCAGCATCACGGCGGTCATTTCCGAGGCGGTAATCAAGGAATACGGAGATAAGAAAAATGGCTAACAAAAAGATTTCTTTCCAGCGCCGCGTACCCGCGCCCGACGGCATCCACGAGGACGGAGCCATCGTAATCAACGAGTGGCGTCCGAAGGGCGGATGGCTCAAGCACTACCGCGACAAGAACCGCGATCTCAAGGACAAGCTGCTCGTCTGCACCATCTTCGCGCTCTATCTCGCGGTTTCCACCCTCGACTATTATTGGGGCTAATTTTCCATGACTATCGATGACCTTGCAAAGCTGAACGAATGCTACCAGGCCGCCCTCGATGAAAAGGCAGAAGCCGCCATCGACATCGCGGAGGCCCTTTCCGCAGGCAAGAAGCCCGAACTCCGGCAAATGAGGCGATATGCCAAGGCAAAGCTCGGCGTGGCCTCTACCCGCAGGGACATCGAGGAGAACCTCGACATCGAGATTGAAAAAACTTTATTCCGGGACTAGACATTTATGGCGGATAGGTCGATAACATACAAGAGCACGAAGAGCCGCACCGAATACACCGTGACCGAGAAGAACGGCAGGGCGCATCTTTCGGTAAGCGGCGAGGCATCCAACCACGCCAAGGTCATGAAGCAGATCGACGAGGTGAGGCGCGGGGGAGGCTCCTTCGAGCTAGTATGCTGGATGGCCCGGCAGCTCTCGCACACTTTCTAGGCTACACTTTTTTAACTCTTCACAGGAGACAAATAAAAATGAAACAGAACGAAGAAGCGACCCCCACCATCATCGAGGTGGGCGACGACTATTCCCTCATCGTTGCCGATAGCGGCAACCTCCAGCAGTTTTTTTCGGATGGCGAGAACCTCCAGAAAGTGGCCGACCGCATCGAGAATCTCGCACGCGGGCTCGTGGCGGACGTATCCACGAAGGAAGGCATCTCGCAGATCAAGACCGCAGCCCGGCAGATTGCATCGGTAAAGAAGAAGGTCGATGACCTGGGCAAGACGGTCGTGGCCGAACTGAAGGCCCTCCCCAAGATTATCGACAAGAACCGCGCCGACTTCCGCGAGCGCATGGAGCGCTTGCAGGAAGAAATCCGCAGGCCCGTGACCGACATCGAGGAGCGGCAGAAGGCAATCGACGACATCAAGGGCACGCACTTCGCATGCGCCGCCTGCAACTCCCAGGAACTCGCCGCCAAGATCGAGGAGCTTGAAACCCAGCGGGCAGCGGTCACCGCCGAGGTATGGAAGGAAGCATACGAGGAAGTCCTGAAGGCGTTTGACGCAGAAATCGGGGCGCTCTCTACCATGAAGAGCGCAGCGGAGAAGCGCGAGGAAGATGCCCGCAGGCTTGCCGAACTCGAGGCGAAGCAGGCGGAGGCCGACCGCATCATCCGCGAGCAGAAAATCAAGGAAGAGGCGGAGCGCAAGGCCCGCGAGGAAGCGGAAGCCCGCGCCGCCGCCGAGAAGGCCCGCCTGGAGCGCGAAAAGCAGGAAGCGGAACGCAGGGCCGCCGAAGCCGAAATGGCACGCCAGGAGGCCGAGGATCGCGCAAGGCGCGAGGCCATGCATCGCGAGCAGGATAGGGCGCAGGCCCAAGCTCATCCGGCACAGGAGCCCGCACCCGCAGCCCCTGCCGCTCCGGCCCAGAAGCCGTCAAAATGGACGCCCGAGATGAAGGCGGTAAACAAGGCCATCGTCAAGGCCATCGCCGCCATCATCGCGGAGCGCCTGCAAGGATTTACCATCGGCGGCTACGAGCTCGCCGCCCGCGAAATCGTGAAGGCCATCGTGAACAACAAAATCAACCATCTTTCCGTGAGGTACTAAAAATGGAATTTATCGAAACCCAGAAGGACGAAAGCAAGAAGGCCGAATGGCTCGAAAAGCGCCGCCACTACATCACCGGCACGGATGCCGGGAAGCTCATCGGGGTATCCCCGTTCGGAGGCATCTTCGACGTATGGCTCGACAAGACCGGCCGCGCCGAGCCGCTCGCGGAAACTCCCGCGATGAAGGCGGGCAAGTCCTTCGAGACCAACATCCTCAAGGATTTCTATGCCGTGGAAACCGACAGCAAGCTGGAGCACGTGGACGGATACAATCTCATCACCTGCGACGAATTCCCGCGCCTGGGCGCATCGCTCGACGGCTGGAACCATAGCCTCGGCATCCCGGTCGACGCAAAGAACATCCGCTTCCGCGACGAGCGCTGGGGCGAGGCGTACACGTCCGATTTTCCCGAATACTACAAGGCCCAGCTCCAGGTGCAGATGATGGTGACCGGCTCCAAGTTCGCCCACCTCGCCGTAATGTTCAGCGGCCAGGACTTCTTCATCTACGTCATGGAATACGACGAGGAGCTCGCGCAGAAGATCCTCGATGCGACCGAGGCCTTCTGGCCCTATGTAGAGGGCGACCAGATGCCCGAAGCCGACGGCTCCGACGCCACGACCGAATACATCAAGAAGGAATATGCCGTGGGCCATGCCGACGAGGAAAAGGAAGCCAGCGACGAGGTGCTCGAGGCAGTGAAATCCCTCCAGCAGGCGAAGGCCGACAAGAAGGATGCGGAAAAGCGCGAGGCCGAATTCTCGAACCGCATCAAAGTCTACATGGGCGACGCGACCATCATTCCGGGCGTATGCACATGGAAGAATAATAAGGATGGCGTGAGCATTGACTGGGAGAGCATCGCCACTATCGCGATGGCCGGGATGGACGCTGCCGAGCGCGAGGCCCTCATCGCCCAGCATACGCAGAAGAAGCAGGGCGCACGAGTGCTCCGCATCACCGCGAAGGGACTCTAAAATATAAGAAATAAATAAGATTTGGAGCCATGCGCAAAATGTATATTATGCACACCAAAATCCACAAAAAGAGGTAAAACAAATGGAAAACACTCCCGCAATTATCAACCCCACCGAGAGCGCCCTGCCGGTCGCCGCGCAGTCCGCATCCGAAAGCGCCGCGCTCGCCATGGCTGCACAGCAGAAGGCTGTCGTCGAGGCCCGCTACAAGATGGCCCTCGCCCGCCCGCGCGACCTCGACTCCGTGCGCCAGAACATGCTCAAGGACGCACGCCGCCCCAGCTTCGCATCGGTCGCCATCTACCACAAGCCCGTGGGCAAGGGCATCGAAGGCCCGAGCATCCGCTTCGTGGAGGCAGCCATCCGCAACATGACTAACATCCTGACCGAGACCTCGACGATTTCCGAGGACGAGGAACGCCGCGTCATCCGCGTGGCCGTGAGCGATCTCGAGACCAACACCTACTTCTCCCAGGACGTGACCGTTACGAAAACCGTTGAGCGCTCGAAGCTTCCGCAGGGCGAGAAGCCCATCCGGGTCCGCACGAACTCCTACGGGAAGCCGGTCTACATCCTGCACGGCACCGACGACGACATCCTGAACAAGCAGAACTCCCTCATCTCGAAGGCGGTGCGCACGCTCGGACTGCGCCTCATTCCGGGCGACCTCGTGGACGAGGCTCTCTACTACGTGCGGCAGACCATGGCGAAGCAGGATGCCGCCGACCCCGATGCCGCGAAGAACCGCATCATCGACGCCTTCGCGCAGCTCGGCGTGCCGGTCGAGGCCCTCAAGGATTTCCTCGGGCACGAGCTCTCCAGCATCGACCCGACGGAGATCCAGCTCCTGCGCTCCACCTATTCCGCCATCAAGGACGGCGAGACTACCTGGAAGGCGGTGATGGACGACAAGGCGGAAAGGGAAGCCGAGGCGAAGGCTGCGGCATCCGCATCCGCTCCGGCCCAGAAGAAGGCCGAGCCCGCCACCCAGAAGGCGCAGGCCCGCAACGACGTCTCCGCGAAGAAGACGGGCGCATCCAGGAGCCAGCCCGCCCCGGCCCCCGCCCCCGCTCCCGAACCGGAACCTGAACCGGAATTTGCGGACAGCGCAGAACCCGAAGGCGACCTCGACAACGACATGTTCGGGTAGCCTTCGATGCGGCAGGTGAAGTACCCGGCAACGCAGATGGCGCTCAAGCGCTGCGGGTCGAGAAGCCCCTTCTACAAGCGCATAAAGGCGCTGGAGAAATGGGCCATCGACCACGGCTATGACGGGTACAAGCCTATCCACCGCAGGACAAAAAGGGACAAGAGGCAACAGACCGAGCTGCAACTCTGGGTCTAATTCCTATCAAGAAAAAAAAAGCGAAAAAGGAAAAAAGGAAAAACCAACCATGGCGTATTTGAATAAAGTTTTTCTCATCGGGAACATCGGGCAGGACCCGAGGACGAGCGCAAGCCCGAACGGCAGGAAGCGCGTTTCCTTCTCCCTCGCCACGAGCCGCCGCTACCGCGACAACAACGGAGATCAGAAAGAAGAGACTACCTGGCACAATATCGTGATCTGGGGGAAGGCTGCGGAAACCTTCGAGCAGCTCGGCATCGGGAAGGGCATCTCGCTCTTTATCGAGGGCGAGCTCGTGAACCGGAGCTGGACCGACAACCAGGGCTCCAAAAGGAGCATTACCGAGGTGAGCGCGACATCCTTCCAGATACTCACGCCACGCGGGCAGGGAGCATCGAGCGGAGCTTCCTACGGCAGCGCTGGCGGCTCGCAGGCATCCGCATCCGGAAACCGGAACCCCTATGCGCCGGGAGCAGGAGCGCAACAGGCTGGCGATGAATACCAAGACGATTTGCCCTTCTAGGGTGCAGAACTTTCCCGCGTGAACTAACGATCGCGGGAACCCTGCCGGATGTCCCCATTGTTTTTTACATAAACCTTAACCATCTGAATGAGTATCGTACTTGCGAAGGATGCGAACGGTTCATGCGGCAGGGACAAATTTGGGCGGTAATCTGCGACGCGGAAGCCTCCACCGCAGCCCTGAACGGAGGGAAGTTTTGAACGAAACGAGGAAAAATAAATGGAAATCAACGGCAAAGTACATTGCTTTTTTGAACAATCAGGGACGTTTAAGAACGAGTTCATAAAACTCGGCATCCCCGCCGAGGACTACGACATCCAAAACAATTTCGGAGAGACCGACCACGTTATAGACCTGTTTGAAAACATACAAAATGCTTACGATGGGGGGGGCAAGCGTGTTTGACAACATAACGAAGGATGACTTGATTCTTGCCTTTTTTCCGTGCATCAAGTTCTGTTCGGTAATGGAACAAATACAACACTCGGACTTTTACGACGCATCGCAAAAGAAACAGAAGGACTACAAGACCGAACCTTATTTTAAACGCAAATGGGCGACTTTGAGAAAGTTCTCGCAAGAGAGGTTTTTCTTCTATGACATTGCTCTGAAACTTATTGCAGATGCAGAAATTCGCGGATTGCGTCTAATCATTGAAAATCCGTGGCATCCCACAAACTTTACAAATCACTTTTTCCCATTGCGCGTAACGCTCATTGATAACGACAGAACTATTCGTGGGGACTACTACAAGAAACCCACCGGCTACTGGTTCTTAAATTGCGAACCCACGCACGGCGAAACTATCCAACCTTGTCCGTTAGAACTGCGTAGGAAATTGACCGCTGGCTCGGGAGGAAACAAAAAGAAAAAAGAACTTATTTCCGCCGGATGTTCCGAGGACGAGGTCGCTATGTACATAGAACACGAAACAAAAACCGGACTATGTGACACAAAACGTTCCGAAATCCGAACAGACTACGCGAGAAATTGGATTTGCGATTTCGTTCTTGGCAAGAAGCAGAACATCGGACAACTTTCACTTTTCTAGGAGGCTTAATGGATAAGCAAGGAGAAACGCATCAAGGAACTAAATGCGAGGTAAAAATGCAGACCATAGAGGAATACAAAACCTATGCCAAACAACTAGAGGGTGAAGTATGCAAATGGCACCACGCCTACGATGCGCTTATCGTGGAGCGTAATGCGCTCGTGAACCGCCTGCTCAAGTACGAAAAGACCGTGAGCATCAGGAACGAAGATGGCGCAGAAAGCGTGGTCCTCTTGCGCGAGACTTTTCACGCCATCAGCGGCGAGCTCGAAGAGCTGCGCAAGCACGAGGTCGAATGGGACATGGCGAAAGCCCGGATAAAGGAACTCGAAAGCGAAATCAACCAACTAAAAACGAGGTAAAACATAATGAACAACGAACACGAACACATCTATGACGACTGCATCGGTAACCCTCCCTTTGCCGAGGCCTTGAAAACGCTGGGGGGGGGGATTGATACCGAATGGAAACTGACCGAGTGGCAGCGGCGTTTCTTTGACGAGAAGAAAGAACGAGTGTTGCACGTATATAATTGCGGACCAGGCAAAGACGTAGATGCGGCAGAATGTGCCGTAGATATGGCTAAAACCGCAAAGTTCTTTATTGACTATGCCGAGAATTTGCAGGGAGCCCTGAACCGCGTCAAGGCGGAGCGCACGGCTGCAATGGAGCGCACGGCTGCAATGGAGCGCACGGCTGCAATGGAGCGCACCAAGCACCGCACTGACTTCTCGAAGGCGTGGGGCGCGATGGTAGCCTGCTACCGTGCCATTGACCGCCACTTCGGCAACGAAATCCGCGCCCATCTCGAAAAGAACGACCGCACCCAGAAGGAAGGGCAGATGCGGGCCCTCATGGAGCAGATGCAGAGGCTCACGAAGTAGATCTTGCCGCCCCGTAGATGTATGCGTTGTGGTAGACGCCAGTAGCGCGGGGCGGCACCCATTTATGCTCTCGACAGCTACCTGAACCGATAAGGACAAACGAAAGAAACTCCCTGCCGGTGGAGGAATTAAACCCGGCAAAAATTTTAAAATTCCTTAACAAGGGAAAAAAGGACATGGAAGAAATCGAAAATCAGTTCAGGCCTGCAACATACGAGGAATTTATCCCGCTCATGCAGAAGGCCATAAAGCATGAATATGACGAATACCGAAAGCACGTTCCTCAAGATCGCGTGCAAGAAATGGTGGACAATGAACCCGACGAACTCTGGAATTTCGAAGGCCAGGAAAGTTTCGTGACCGAAGATGGCAAGAGCATTATCGTGACCGTTCCGAATGGCGACGGCTCTACATATCTTTATAGCGTGTATGTAGATGCAGAGCAGCGCAACAAGGGTATCGGCACGGCGCTTATAAATTTTGCATTGAAAAGATACCCGAAGGGAATTTCCCTTCATGTTCATAACAAGGACATCAATGCCCACCGGCTCTATGCAAGGCTCGGTTTCAAGCCTTACGGAATGGGAAACTGCAACACCGTATTCATGGCAAGCAAGAAAGGACTCGGCGGCAATGAGTAAAAAAGAAATAAAATCTTTCGACTGCCTCGCAGTTTCCGAAGTAAGGGTTTTCCCATTCAGGGAAGGACCGAGTATCGGGCGCGTCAGGGCTTTAGCGGAAATCGTACTCAACGACCAGTTCATCGTGCGCGGGCTCCGAATCAAGGACGGCGAGAACGGCCTCTATGTCGCTTACCCGGTGGACCCGTTCTGCACGGGCGAAGAATCTTGCTCCATCGTGAACCCCATCACCCGCCAGCTCCGCGAGCACATCGAGAACTGCGTCCTCGAAAAGTACACCGAGATGCAGAAAGGATAAAAGAGACAAAAACAAAAGCCCTGCCCGGCACCTTGGCACACGCCAACCCCTCACACTATAACACATGCCGGGCGGGGCGCTTTTAGAAAAGGATAAAAAAAAAGATTCACAAGGGGCTGCTGGTGCAGCATGGGCATGGCATTTCGTTTCATTTGGCCTACCTCCGCCATGTGTAGCCGGGTTCAATTCCCGGAAGCCCCATAAAAAAGCGAACCAGGAAACAAAATGAAACACTCACAAATGAAACGATAAAGGAAAAAAAAACAAAATGGAAAACCAAGAATTCCACAAGTTCGACATGCACCTTTTCCGCGACTCCATGCAGAACTACAAAGTCTACCAGATACCGAAGGCGCAGCTCATCATCGCCGACGTGCCGTACAATCTCGGCACGAACGCATACGGCTCCAACCCCTCATGGTACGTGGACGGAGACAACAAGAATGGCGAGAGCGACAAGGCGGGTAAAAAGTTTTTCAACTCCGAAAACGAATTCAGGCCCGCCGAATTTATGCACTTTTGTAGCAAGATGCTTGTCAAGGAACCGAAGGAAAAAGGGAAGGCTCCCTGCATGATATTGTTCTGCGAGTTCGAGCAGCAGTTCAAGTTTATCGAGCTTGCGAAAAAATACGGCTTCCCGAATTACATAAACCTAGTTTTCCGCAAGAATTTCTCCGCGCAGGTACTCAAGGCCAACATGAAGATCGTCGGCAACTGCGAATATGGCCTGCTTTTCTATCGCGATAAATTGCCGAAGTTCAATAACCGTGGCAAGATGATTTTCAACTGCATCGACTGGGAACGCGATACCGAGACCCCGAAGGTACACCCGACGCAGAAGCCGGTCGCGCTCCTGAAAAAGCTCATCGACATCTTTACCGACGAGGGCGAAGTTGTAATCGACCCCTGCTGCGGTTCTGGGACAACCCTTCTCGCGGCACAGCAGATGATGCGCAGGTCCTACGGCTTCGAGGTAGACAAAAACTTTTTCAAGGATGCGAAGGAGAAGGTCTTGAGCTCTTTTGAGCCTGACATGTTCCAGAGGCTCGAATTTGACGAGCGCGAAAAGAAAAAGCAGAAGTTCATGAGCAAGGCCGCAGACGATGGGCAGCACGGCGACCGCTGACATAGCCAGGATGCTCGGCTCGGTTCACGCCCGCCTACCTGATGGCGTGCCCTCATTTCAAGGCTCAAATCGGTCGCGGGAACTACCCGAACAGCGCGACGGTTCCGAAATGCGACGAAAACGGGCAATTATCACTTTTTTAGGGCCGAATTTGCAGAATTTTTGCAAAAAGTTGGCAAAAAGGCTGAAAAATGTTTTTTTTGCGAAAAATTCGAACAAAACGATACAAAATGTACGATTTTCCGCATTTATTTTAAGATGTAAGCAAAAAATAAGAAGTTTTTTGCGTTTTGCTATTGCATAACAGCAATAAATTATGTATATTGTGAATGTAAACAACAAACAAGCGAGGAAATCATGACGAACTTTGAAAACTGCTACGAAGCAAAGGAAGCCTTCTGGAATATCTGGAAGAAGAACAAGGTTTGTGGGCTTTCGCGCACCGACATCGACATCTTCGACGGAATCGTTTCTTTTTTCAGCAAGAACGTTGAAGAAATGGACTGCTTCGGAAAGTTCCAGGGATTTGCCGCAAAAATCCTCACTCGCAACGAAGTCAAGATGTGCTCCAAAGGCTATGCCTTCCTTGCTGCAATTAAGGATGAAGAATTCGCACACCGCATCTGCACTAGCGAAAGACTCTGGAATATGGCTGCTTAAAAAAATAAAACCTTTAACAACGAGGATAAACAAATGAAATTCACGAAAACAGCATTTAGAGCCGCATTGAAGGCCAACGACCAGACAGAAGTGTGGCATCTTGCCGCGATCAAGATGGGCCGAACCCCGACGAGGCACGAGGTCTACACGATGGTCAAGGAAATCTCGAACTCCCAGCGCGACGCCGGGAGAGCCTTCTCCATCGCCTACGGCACCAGCAGCCGCAAGGACGCCCAGCGCAAAGCAATCGACGAGGCCTGGATGCGCCGCGGAGCCTACCGCCAGAACGACTGCAGGGCCGACGCGCTGGATATGCTGCGCCGCCTGCTGACGGAAAACTGCGGCAATTACACGAAGGTGCCGATGCTCGGGCATACGCGCCTCTACTTCTGCCATCCGGGCTACGGCCACGCAGATTACAACAAGGTGCGCACCTGCGCCATCGAAGGCAACGAAAAATTCTGCGAGAAGGTCTGCGAAATCGCAAGGCGGCACCTCGCGAAGCTTGAAGCTGCATAATCAACATCACCCCCAAAAAGAAAGGAGCCGAGAAATGGCTAAAGAAAGAACTACAATCATGATCGACCGCGAACTTCTCGCCGAAGCACAGAACACCGCCGCACGAATCGGCATCCCGCTTGTCATTGCCGGTAGCACATCTAAATTCTTGCGGTACTTGCTCCAGGACTTCAACACGAAGAATCCGAATAAAGAAAAAAAGCATAGCACAAACTAATTAACGAGGTCTCAAATGATTAAAGAAGAACAGCTTGCCGCATACAAGGAAATGGCGAAAAACGCAAGCGCAAACGGCATGGAAGCCCAAATCCGCGAGAACCTGGAGCGCACCTGCGACAAGTTCGCGGGCAACGAGGACAAGTTCGAGCGCTGCATTTCCTATCTTGAGGACTGCGCCTCGCAAATCCTTGACGGCAAGTCCGGCGACGTGCCGGACGAAGTATGCTTCCGCATCTGCCGCGATTATTTCAACGATGAAATCTGGAAAGTCGAGGACGAGGAAGCCGCCCAGGCGAAAGCCGAAGCGGAGGAACGCGCAAGGCGAGCCGAAGAGGAAAAGAAGGCAAAGAAAAAGGCAAATAAAAAGGCGAAGAAATCGAAGCCCAGGAAGGCGAAGCCCGAAGAGGAAAAGGCCTCCAAGTGCGCAAGGTGCAGAACGGAGGTCCTGGAGCTTGAAAAGGGGCTTTGCCCTGCCTGCCATGCGCTTCTGCATCCTGCGCAGGAGCCCGAAGAGGAAAAGCCAGCCTCCGAACCCGAGGCAGAGAGCATCCCCGAGCAGAAACCCGCATTTAAGCCGGTGAAGGGGCAGATTTCCTTTCTTGATATTCTGGGGGCATAAATGACAATGACCCGCGCAGAATTCACCGACTACATCGTGAACCAATGCGGAACGATTACCCGATATGTCGTGGGGGAATGGAAAAAGACCCGCTCCCACGGCTCGGGTAAATCCGAAGTCTACCGCATCGACGAGGACGGCGTGGAATACGTCCGCAACCTCTATATTTCGCTTTATGGCGGCTATTTTATCGAGCCGTCTCTGCGGGAAAAATGGTGCAAAATCGAAGGGGGATGCCCCGGACTCAAGAAGGGAACCGCCATGCTCTCGCTGCCGCTTACCGAAGCGGAAAATGCAGCAATCGTGGAAGCCCACCCCGAATTCCGCTGGACTTTGCAGAAGGCCGGGAGGATAAGCAAGGCCGATGCCATGCGCATCCTTTCCGCATGGAAGAAAAACCCGAAAACAGAACTACTTGTCGGGGCGAAGCTCGACAAGCTCGTGGGAAACGGCAACTTTTCCAGGATGAAGCCCGAGCGCCAAAAAAGGGTGCTCGCGTTTATCCGCGATACCCGAGGCGCAAGCAAGTGGACGCTTGCAAAAATCCTTTTCGTGATGAACGGCCATACCGCGAAGGAGTATGAAGAGTGGCAGGACTTCTGCTTTGAAAACGGAAAGTGCGCCTTCGATGTCTTCAAGTATTTGAGCGCCGTCAACCTAAAAGATTATTATAAGTTGCGCTATTATCGGGACTACATCGAAACTGCGAAGCGCTGCGGGCATGACGTTAAGGATAAATACTGGAAGTTCCCGAAGGATCTGGTCGCAGCCCATAACAAGGTAGTAGCCGAATATAACAACATCCTTGAAGCTCGAAGGCTTGAGGAAAAGCGCCTGCAAAATAAGCGCGAGCGCGAGAAGAAAAAGAACTTTCTTGCGATGGCGCAGAAATTCGCAAATGCGATCGTGCACAAGTCCGGCCTGGTAGTATCCGTTCCGGGAGACATAAAGACCGTCGCAGCGCAGGCGAAAGCCCTGCACCAATGCCTCGTGAGCGCCGACTACATCGGGCGCATGGCCGAGAAAGAGCTCGTGCTGGTATTCGTTCGGACGAAGGCTGGGGAGCCCGTGGCGACCGCAGAAATCAAGCCGGACGGTTCCCTGGGGCAATTCTACGCCGACGAGGACAAGGACGATATAAAGCCGAGCGAGAAGGCCCACATCGCACTGGATGCCTGGCTCAAGGAATACCGCGCCAAGGCAAGAAGGACGATGAAGAAAACGCAAAAGGAGGCCGCATGACCTGGAAAGCCTTTATAAAAGAAAAGATGAACTAAAAAAATCACCCACTCTTCACAGGAGATTTTATCTTATGGCTACGCAAAAGAAGAAAAAACAGTATGGCCCGCTCGGGCACGAGAAGGCCTGCGACTATATCATGGTCGTAAATTCGTGCATGGGGGGCGAGCCTTCCCTCATGATTATCCAATTTTATGCAGGGAAGCCTTTTACCGCCGAACACTTTTTCCTGGCCTTGACCTCGGAGGAAATCCTTAATCAGGGCCGAATTTGGCGCGAGTATTATGCAGAAAGGGACATCAATTCTCGCAAGACCTCGAAGCATCTGGCAAAGATGTTCTGGAAAGATGCCAAGGCAAACGGAAGCGTTCTGCTGAAGGCAAATTCTCTCGGCATCATCTTGAAAGATTACCGCGAGGCCGGGGAGGTATAAATGAATTTCAACGGACAAGAACTGAAAGAAATCACCAAGCCGCAGATTTTCGACCCGCCGAAGAAGATGCTAGTGTGGAATAAAATAATGGATTATGCTATAACATCTTTGGTTGTAGCGATTGTGGAAAGGATGGATGGGATATGTGCAATATGTCACGATGGCGAAATATATCCTTATTGCGCCGAAATCCCCGAAGAACCGAAACCGCGCCGGTCTACGAATAGGGAGCTGGCTAAATGGTTGGCGCAAGGGAACGGGGAAGTTCTCACTCTCATGCAAATGACAAATAAGCACTCCTACGAGATAGTAGCAAGCACCTGGCATTACTTCTGCGGGGAGGATAACAAGGTAGTTGATTACGGATATGAAGGAAAACGCTGTAAAGGTATCCGCAAGTGGGATGACACCGAATGGCACGAACCGACCGTGGACTACATGGAACTGGAGGTAGTATGCCGAAAGTAAAAGTGACCCGATGCGAAAGGGTGACGAACCCCTATTATAAGGCGGTCGTTGAAAATCCCTGCATTATATCCGAGCATGATTTCGATGACGAGAAATCTGCAAACGATTTCATCAACGGCGACATTGACAAGTATGCCGAGAAATTTGAGGGACAAGAAATGACAAATACAATAAATCGCAAGATCAAAGAAATAGACTCCGAGGAACTTTGGGAAAAGGAGCTCGAAGCCATCTTCGAACATGCTCTCGATGAAATAAAGGACACCGTGGCATCCAGGACCGCGCAGGCTGCGGTCGAGGTATATGCCGAAGCGATGAAAGGAGGCGATGCCGGAACCATCGCCCGCAAGATTTCCGAAGCCTGTATCGACTGCATGGGTGCAGGGCTGAAGAAGGGATTTTCAACCGCGCTCAAGTTCATGCGCGAAAGGAGACTCTAAAAAATGACTATCACTTTGTCCGGGCCTGTTATCGCCATCATCATTTTCGTTCTCGCCACGCAGATTTGGGCGTGGACCAGGGACGGCTCGACCGGATATATCGCGGTTTCCGAACGGGATTTTGCGGTATTCATTGCGACCGCCATGGATGCGCTTTTCATCGCGATAGTGGGCGGCATCTGGATTTGGTAAAAAAAAAGGATAATTTCAAAAGGAGCAACAAAAATGCATAAAAAGAAAAAAGACCATAGAAAAGTCGAATATCACGAAATCGACAAGCGAACGTTCAAGATTTGCGAGGCGGTAGCCCTTGGGCTTGAGCACTTCTATATGAAGGTCTGGACGCCCAGCACGATCACGGAAGCCGAGCGCAAGATGGCGCTTGAAACTATCCCGAAGCTGCCCTCCGGATGGATGCAGATGAAGCACCGCTGGAACATGCACCGGTGAGAGGCATGGGCCGAAAGTCGCGGTAAGTTTTTTGTAATAAAGAAATAAGTTTTGTGCGCCATCGCAAAATCTAATTTTATATACAAAAAAAAAGAGGTTTCAAAATTGAGCATTAAAGGAACGATAAAAAGAGCAGCTTATGCCATCGATGGAAAGGCGGTTCTGCTGCCCTCCCGCTGGGATAGGGCGCTTGTAGGCTATACCATACCGGAAGGCACGAGGCTTGTCGTTGGCGTTTACGTTTATGACGAGGCCGTGAGCTGCCCTGCGCTGCTCCTGCAAGATGATGTAGTCCTTGATATGGAAGATGCCCTGCTGGATGACCTGCGGGCCATCAAAGCCGAAGTCAAGCCCATAATCATCCATACAAGGGGAGAGGAATAAATGAGCAAGGCGGTTCTCTTGAGCATCCACCCCAAATGGGCCGAGAAAATCTACGCGGGAGAGAAGGCCGTGGAATGGCGCAAGACCTTCCCGACCGAAGCGGCGCCCGGAATGCCGGTCCTCATATACGAAACGGCCCCGGTATGCAAGGTGACGGGTCTTTTCTTCTGGATCGGGAAGGAAGCCCTGATAATACGCGAGCCGGATTTTGACGGGCAGGAAATCCACCCGGTAGCCCAAATGCTGATAGATGCAGGCTGCGTTCCACGGGATGACTTGAAAAAGTATCTAGGAGGCAACGGGCGACTGTATGCCTGGAATGCTCGCTGCAAGATGAAATTCTCGAGGCCGCGCACGCTTTCGGATTATGGCATATCAAGGGCTCCCCAGAGCTGGCAATATGTGGAGGTAATGGATAGATGAAGCGCAAGCCCGAAAACCAGGTATTCCGCTTCGGGCTAGAAAAGGTAGCCCTGAAAGACCTTGACCTCGCACAGGCGCACAAGGCGAAGGAATATGCGCACGCGATGGCGAACGGCTACGGCCTGAACGATGACGCGAGGATGCAGAACTATTGGATAGGGGTCGAGAATTGCGTGGACGCGAGGATCGCGCAGCTCGAAGCCTTTATGAAAGAAAATTAACCTCAAAAAAAGGAAAAGCGATAAATGAAAGAAAGTGTAGTTGAATGCCTCAAAAATGCAAAGACCGTTCTCGATGCGGTCGGTCCGCTCGTTTTGGAGCATGACAAAACCTGCATCCTTACTCAAGGCGTGGCTTCTGCGAGAAATTGGTGCGAGCGCATTTTAAAAGAAAAATACCCCGGATGGCATCTGGTTTCCGAAGATGGCTTCCCCACTCATGATAAAGCCGTTGCCATCTTTCCTCCCTTCTTGAGTAATGAGTTCGCCTGCTGGAACAAGGAGTGCGACTGCTGGGATGGCGAGGACGGCGACGATTATATGTGCGACAAGGATGCGGTTTTTGCATGGTTCGAAATCCCTGAAGTTTCTCCAGAAATCAAGCAACTTTTCAAGAGCAAGCAATAAAAAAAATGACCGAAGTCGAACTTTGCCAGATTATCAAGGGCTCCAACCTTTTCCCAGGATACAAGCTGCACGAGGAAGTCGGCATCGCCGGTGTATCCTGCGACATGGTTTATGAAAATGGCGAAAAGGTTTTCTGCATCGAGGCAAAGATGCAGTTAAATTTTAAGCTCTTGGAGCAGGCTTGCAGATGGAGGACGGTGGCCTCGGCTTCCTTTATTGCGGTTCCCCGAGGAACCATCACCAGGGAAAAAAGCGCCATTATAGACGAACTCGGCCTGGGAGTTATAATCGTAGGCGACGGCGCATTAGGAAAGCATCTTGCATATTTTGGAGCCGGGAGCGACCCTTTTGTACAAATGTGCGGGTTTAATTGCTCCGATTTCTACATATACCCCGCCGACTGGGATTTCTGGAAGCCCTGCATCGACCGCATCGGGGAGAACGCCGCGCCTGCGGGAAGCAAGCTGGGCAAGCGCTCGACCACCTTCTCGCGCACAATCGAGGCCCTGAAAATCGAGGCGCAGAAACACCCGGAGTATTCCCTGGACCAGCTTCTCGCCATCGTTCCGACCCATTATAGCGACGTGAGAAGCGCCTCCGGGGCCATCAAGCGCTATGCCAAAGACGGAATTATAAAGCCCTTCTGGAACGAGAGGAAAGCATGAGCGCAGAAATCAAAATACCAAAGCGCAAGTTCAGGATCATCGGCTGGAGAGAGCCGAAGCGCCTTGACAAGATGAATGTTCCCGAGTTAATGATGATGCGCGACCGGGCCTACATGCTTGCGATGAGCTACGGCGGCAACGATAGGGTTTCCGCATACTGGCTGCGCGTCGAGGCAATATGCAAGGCTCTTATAGATGGATGGGACAACGACAAGAAACTTGCAGAATACGAAAGACAAAAGGCTGCGGGGGCTTTAAAATGAAAGAAAGGCTTTTTAGATATTTCATTTACTGTTGCTCGATTTTCTTCTTGTCGCTCGGCATCTGCACGTCCATCGTGATCGTGGGCCTAATCTTCCTCAAGATAACGGGAGGCGTAAAGTGATACGTTGGGAAAGCATAATCGGCTCGAAGATGCGCCCCGCAGCGAGAACCGCCGATATGGTGGCTAGCGAAAGGAAAAAGGAATACAACCGCAAGCGCGAGGCAACGCCTGAACGCAGGGCGCAGCATAGGGCCTATGACAAGAGCGAGGCCGGACGCGCATCCATGCAGAGGCGCAACAAGAAGTGGCGCGAGAGCGAGCACGGGCGCGAGGTATGCCGCATAAAGTCGCGCCGCTGGTATGCCGAGCACAAAAAGGATGCCGAATTCATGGAGCGCAAGAGGGCATATAACAGGATGTATCGAGCCATGCGCAGGGCGAACAAGAAGATGCCTTCTGCCGTCACCATCGCGCTCCAGGACATCGGCTACATGACGGTGCATCTGGTAAGGAGCTCGGCTGCATGAGAGGAAGGAAACCAAAGCTCACGTTCTCCGAAACGGTAAAGCTCCGATCCATCCAGGCCGCGTTCGGCGTAGGATCAAAAGAGGAAGATGCCTTCTGGGAAAACGTAAGGAAGGCAGCGAAGCTCCGCAGGGAAATCCGGCGTGGCTCCACGCCATCCGCAAGGCCCAAACGCGTAAAGAAATATGCTACCTATGCCGAGGCGCACCGTGCAGCAAACAGGTCCTTTTATGAGCGAAACCGCGAGAAAATCCTGGAGAAGAGGAAAGCCGACTATTACAAGAAAAAAGAATTAACGGAGGTAAAAAAAAGATGAGCGATATTAAAACGAGCGATGTTAAAATTTCTTTCAACGGAATAGAATTAACGCCATTATGCGTAAGTCAATCTCTCAAAGAATCCAAAACAACGTTCAGCACATTACATGAAGAACTCCCAAAAAGAATAAAAGGCCCTATTACCATTACAACAGAAATTTTAGGCGTCAAAGAGACTCGTACATATAAACCTTTTGACCCAAGGTATAATTTAGAGTAATTATTTTCTCCCTCCGTAAAAACCGAAGCCCCCGAGGATTTCTCCCCGAGGGCTTTTTGTAGCCTCCCCGACTACGTTTATCTTTATTTGCTTTTCCTCAAAGCAGCGATTATGTTCGCCCTGATAGGCCGGACTTGAACCTTACCAGTCGATGTGGCAGGGGTCTTGCACTTGGAGCCGCCACCTCCAGCCTCGATCATGAGCCCTTCTCCGATGGCAAGAGCCGTGTGCGTGATGCTCCCTACCGACTTTCCGAAAAATAGCACGTCGCCTTCAGCGATGAAGTCGAAGGGGACTTCCTTCCATCCGGATTTCTTGAGCGCCTTATATAGCCCCTGCGCGGTAGTGTCGGGTCCGTCATAGAGCCCGAAGGCCCAGAGGCATTCGAGGACAAGACCCGAACAATCAAAGCCAGAGCCGCACTTTCCGCTTCCATCGCCGCCCCAGATATAGGGCCGCCCGATAAATTTCATCGCGTAATCAACAAAGCTCATTCAAGAGTCCTCCAGGAAGCTTCTACAAGCCCGCGAACGCCGAAGCCATCGTTGCCCCAGTGCCGCTTGCCTCCGGCCACTAGCTCGATGGCCTTGTCCGCGCAGCCAGCCAGGAACCTGCCCATTCCCCAGCACCGCCAAATTCCGCGCAGTATGTCGTCCACTTCTTCACGGGAAAGTTTAACGGGCTCAAATTCGCCTTCAACAATTCCTTCAAGCAGGTAGAGCACATCGTGCGCAACCGGTCCGGCGTTGTATTCGTCGTCCCCGTCCCGCCACTGCGGCACCAGTTTGGAAATCGGCCAAAAGGTGGAAGCGCCGTCGGTTTTGTAGCCCGGCAGCAATTCCACTTCTAGCAGCGCCTTTTCAACCTTGCCGTCCTTGTAGGTGCGTTCCACCCAAACCAAAATCCGGGCGTATCCCAAAAACTTGAACGGGCGGCTTTCGGTTGTGAAAAACGGGGAAACTGTCACGCGCTTAACACTGCACCTTGTTCTCATAGGTTCATCCCGTCAAACTTTAGCCCGGCGTTTTTCAAGGCTCCCAGGATTTGGTTTAGCAGGTTGTTCGTGGTGTCTACCTTGTCGTCCAAGGCCTTGAACTGGTTTGTGCCTTCCGCAAGCCGTTCCTTGGTTTCCTTGTGCAATTCCTCAAGAACCGCGATTTTGGTTTTAAGGTTTTCAATTTCCCGGTCGCGTTCCTTCTTCGCCTGCTCCCTTTGCAGTTCTATGGCTATGGCGCGGGCATCGGCGGCTTCCGCCTTGCGCCCCGCCTGCACGGCCTTCACAACGGCGGCAACGGCGGTCCCGATGGAACCGACCAGGGTTGCAACCGCAGCAATGTCTATTCCGGTGATGTCCACGGCGACCTTCCTTTACGGGCTCTCCGTTGCCTGCAAGATGCCCGTCACATACTTGCTCGGGTAGATGGTGGCCTGGATGCTGAGGCTGAACTGGGACGGATGGGTCGCGTGGTATGGCGAGCCGCTGGTGCCCGAAGACAGGAACAGTGTGACGCGCTTGGTCGGGTGGGCGGCGAGTTCGCTAGCGGACGGGTCGTAGTTGATGGGATATAGCCCGAAAGTGGCATTGTAGACCGGGCTCGGTCCGGTTTCATCGGAGTTGCGGAAGCCGGAGGGGCTGAACGCCACAAGTTCGCGGTCCTGGTCGTCCGGGAGGTACAACTGGCGGGTCTTGCCCCGAAGCCCGTAGTTGTATACGTTATAGGTGTCCCCGGCATCGCCCGCAGGGTTGGAGGAGCCCCAAACGTGGAACTCCACATCAAGCAGCGGGTGGATGTCCAGGTGGCAAATTTCGGTATAATTGGAAACCGCGGAAGTTTCCGCAAGGGCTCCCGTGTACTCCAGGATATTGCTTTTGGTTATGGCGTTGCGGACTCCCTGGAGCCGGAACACATCGGAGTCGGACAGGGTTTGCAATGTGAGCGACTTGTTCTTTTGCCCGATAGGATTTCCGGGCTGTGTAAGGACAAGTATATCCTGGGATTTGATGTCTGCTGCTGCCACCCTGGGCAGCATGGAAAGCGCAATGGGTGCATCGGGTATTTGTCTATCGTAAGGCATAGGGGAGTCCTCCGTTTTAAGTTATCCGTAAAAGTTTAGTTTGTTCCAAAGCATAGGCGGCAGGAATGCCGAGCACCCCACCGATGGTCGTGTAGAACGTAGGTCTAGGTCGAGAGTGGCGGGCATTATGGGCTACCTATACAATACGCTCTAGAAGTGCGTGAGCATAAATGTTACGATACCCCAACTCGCTCATCTGCACCTCGAGCACGGATATGCGGGAGTCACGCTTCTCGCTCTCGCCACGCTGGAGATACTGCAGGTATCCCACGCCCGCAGCCATGAGGGCCACGAGCCCTGTGACTACGGGCTGCAGGAACTTGCGCCAGGCTGTCGATTCGGTACTCATGGTGTCATTCTCCGATGGATAACAAAAGATTACTGGATAGTATTGTAAATCTTCGGAGCATAGATGATGTCGGAAATTTCATCCGCAAGCGTGACACTTACAGAATTGCTATTTGTAATGGTAATATCGAAGTTGTTCACGGATTGAACATCTCCCCACTCACGATTTAGACGAATTGCCTTGTTGAAATAGCAGTTAGAGAACCTTACAGGACACCTGTAAGTTGATACCGTTCCAGGCATATTGCCAAATCTCACGCAATAATCTTTGTTGCTATTATCAACGAATACGCAGTTGTCAATGACGAATGTGGCACGATACCCTTGATGGTACGACCACGTTGACTGTGTAGGACACCCTTCAAAATAACAATCTATATATTTAATCACTTGATGCAAGTCAAAACCGCCTCCGACAACTTGTCCGTATGCGGATGTCTTTACCATCTTGCAGCGAAGGTTTTTATAAACTTTCGTAGAAATTCTTTCTTCTGCCACCTGCGATGCAACTTGGTCGTGAATGATATACCTGCAATACTGACCCTCTAAAGTCAAGTTTTCAATCTCGCAGTCACCGCCGATGTTCAGTATAGATATAACGTTGTTTGCGTTCGGATAAAGTGCCACCACTTCGGAAGGAGGCATATAGGTTATCTTTACGTCTCCGTGTCCACGCATCCTTACTTTATGCAAAACGGGAACCCAGTTTCTCCAAGAGGAGTCGGTAATCGTTGAAAGGTAGTCAGCCCCGCCCATCTCGGTGTAGAGGTCATACGTTCCCGAGTAAATTTCAATGTTTACCCATCCAGTTTCAGATACTGTTGCTTCCATCGCATCCCACACCTTGTCAAAGTGTGTCACTCCGTCTGCAGTTCCATACCCGACGTAAAAAGTTTTTGCTTGCAGTGATTGCAACTCGGAATTGAGTAAGTCAATAGCATCTGCATTTTCTTTAACTTGTTTGAAAATTCCTGTCTTTAGTTTATAAATTTTTATTTCGGAATCTTCTATCGTAGAGTGCCAAAAACAAACTCCCGTGTACGCACTCGTCGCCTTGACGAGTAGTATGTTCTCTCCACTACTGGCTACCGTGGCAAGTACAGTGCCACCAACAAAACTATTTTCAGTGAGGGCAACGACGGGAGCAGTATTGTTATGGCAATATCCGTAAATTGCAATTACGTCGCCTACGTCAGTTGGAATAATAGTAGCCCTCGCAGCAATATTTGACGCCCAATTACCCGTTGTTTTATTCCAATACCCATTTGTAAATGTTGATGGGGTGACATTTTCGTTTCCTGCTTTTTCAAGATTGTCTACAAGAAACTTCGTTTTGTTTTTCGTTTCGGTAGCATTGTTTTGAACATCGGGAAAATCCATCAACAACTTGATGGTTTCCGAAAATAGACCCGCATTGAGTTTATATATCTTTGTGTTGCTATCAACGTTCCAAAAACAAACTCCAGTGTATGCACTCGTCGCCTTCGCATAAGTGCAGTTATTGCCCGTTGTGCTAATTTGTTGTAATTTTGTGCCATTTTCAAAGGCATTGTTTTCAAGAGAAACGATGCAAGATGTCGCACTGTGGGTATATCCACAGATACAAATAATATCACCTGGGCTTGTAGATAAAATTGTATATTTACCACCTTCACTTTTTGCAGTACCGCTAGTTCCCCAGTATCCTTGCGTCCACGTTGACGGGGTGACATCTGCATTGGCAACATTACCTTCAAGATTTGCGGTTATGAAAGACAATTTCCCATCAAGGAAATTTTTATCTACAACATTTTCCCAGTCCGACCAAGAATTTGACTGCATTTTTCTAAAGTAAAGTTGATTTTTTACCGTTATGTCATAGCAGAACTGAAATGCGAAATTGTTTGCGCCATAACTACCGATAGTGACACCTATGCACGGACTACTTACTCCAGAAGGTTCGTGGGCAAGATGAGCCGAAATAAGTATAGACTTTCCTATTGGCAAATCGTTCCAATCGGAATAAATGGAAGTGTCATAAATGAATGCTCCCGACAACCCAGTTTGCTTCAGCAGGTCGTCCTTGCTCATTTTCGCAGTGCCGCTGGGTCCGTCCACGGGTATCACGTCACCGCTGCGGAAAGCGGAAATGCTTGTCGCCCAATCTTTAATTCTTTTGAAAAACATAGACATTTTTATGCCCTCCGTTTAATTTGTTTCAAAACTTTCGTTTGTTGTCAAGTAGTCAATTCCGACCACCACGTTGTCGGCATCGTCCACAATCAAGTAGCCACCATCGTCCACCATAGCGTACTCGGTATCCGGCCACCGCTGGTCCACCACCAGGGGCTGACCGTTGTCCTCCAGGACTATGAGCCCCCAGGGCTCCCCGTCCTCGCAAGTGAGGAACGTGCCTTGTCCGAGCTGGACTCCAGATGCAGCCGCGATATTTTCCAGGTCCTCGGCATCTATCTCCGGGGAGCCATGCAAAATAACAAAATAAAGCCCCGCGGGCCATACCGGGAAAAGACCGACTTCGGTAATGCCGAGCGCAAGCTCGAAATAATTGTAGACCGCCTCAAGAGTAGGCAGGTCCTCGGTGCCGGTTCCAATCCTTATGCGGGCGCGGAACTGGTCGTCAGTTTCTCCAACGCGGCGGGTAAATCCTCCGGCATAGGCACCGTAGAAATCGAGCATCGGGCCGACGGCATCATCAAGTGTAAAAGAGTCTCCGATTTCGTGCAGGGCCTTCTCGATTTCGTCGGCCATCGCAAGGTCGCAATCTATCAAGCCGAGCAGCTTCTCGCTCCTCTTATATTGCTCGGGCACATACTTTCGCTGCGCTTCCGAATAGCTTGTGATGACTTCACTCATTATGCCTGCACCCTAATTTCTAGACTTTAATCATTTTCGAGGATAGTCTCGATCCGGTCCTCTTCGAGAACCGCATACGCGAACGGCGGGATAGTCAGCGCGGCTTCCCACGAGTAGTCGCCGGAGGAAGGAACCGTGTCCGGGCTGTCCGTAATGGCGACGTGCGCCATCGCCACGCCTACGCCAGCCACGAGCTCGTAGATGCCTCCCGGAATTCTTGTCGGGATAACATCCTTGCCCAGCGTGTACTGCTTTTCGGCCCATTCGACCATGGCCTTCTTGATGGCATCTTCTCCGGGGAACACTTCTTCGTCGTAGACATGATAGTAGAACTTGACCCAGAGATACTTCGGCGTTGGCCTGCTGAAGGAAATCTGCTGCTCAAAGCCGTGGCTATCCGTCACGTTCACCGAGGTATTTCCCCAGGACTGTATGCCCGAGGGCTGGTTCTCGTAGATACAACGGGCCACATCGGCATCGGTGCCGCCAACGACAAGCGAGGTAAACGATTTCCCAGGCACGCCGTCGGCATCCGTATCGAAGCCCCTGTTGCTGAAAACGCGGGCCGTAGTCACGCCCGGGACATCGAGCAGGGCCGCCTCGGTGGCGGGGTCGGTCGCCTTGCTTTTCTTTACCTTCGCGGCTGCTTCTCGGCGAACGCGGAGCGAGGCGTCGGTTTCGGTATCGGCACCGGGCGTTCCCGCCTCGTAGTTGTAGACCGAGCTCCAGCCGTCCACGCTCGTAGGGATGTTGTCGAGCTCCCCGATTTCGCAGGTCTGGTATCCAGTAGAGACTGCGGTAAAGTTGCCATGCATTCCCGCCTGAACGATAACGCCGTCGGGGATGCTTCCGGTAAGGCCAACCGAGCCGCCGGAATAGGTCACTCGAAGCCCGCGAGGGGTTTCTTCAGCGGTTCCGCCTGCGCTCGCAATCAGCGAGGCCAAGGTAGTAGATGCCGAAGTATCCCACGATACGTTCCCGAACGAGAATTCGAGAGTATAAGTTCCAGGCTCCACATCGGATATATCGAGCATAAGCTCTGCGCACGAAGCGCGGGCGATACTCACTGCCTCGTCAAGCGTAAAGTCGAGGTCACCGCGCTGCCGGTTAGCTATCGAGCCCGCAGGGATGGTGGCGCTCTCATCCTCGGTGTAGAGCATGGCCGTGACGGTGCAGGCCTCGGCAGGCTTGCGGGTCACGCCGTTAAAGGCAGCCCTGGCATCGAGAGCGCTGCCGGTAGCCTGGTTCGGGTCGAGGCTGGAGTAGATTTCCTGCGCGAGGTCCCAGAGGCGGCTATTTGCGAGCGCAAGCTGCGAAATGAGCAGCCCGTTTGGACTATCCACGGCGGTCTCGAAGCCGACTCCAAAGACTTGCTTGAGGCCGTTTTCGGTCTCGATTCGTAGTTCCTGGAGGGTCTTTTTCTTCAGCCCGGTGTCGGTCACGTATTCCATTCTTACAAAGCTCCTTCTGCAATTTCACCGGAAGTGTCTTGCACCCGAAAGCGCACGGTCAAAGTCCTAGTGGAAGTCGCAAACTGCAAATCGAGTGAAAGCACCTTCTTCACGCCTTCGACCCCAGCGATGACGGCTGCAAGCAGGGAACGGATGCGCCCAAGGTCGGGGTTCTTCTTCATGATTTCGGAAAAGTAGGGAACGCCCACGGAGCGGTCAAGGAAGCACTCTCCCCGGAAGGTCTGCAAGCGGCACTGGATGCGCTGGGACAGAAGCGCGACGGCATCGGAGAGCGTGGCGATATTGCCCGTCTTGTCGAGATGCAAGTCCCATGTAGATGTATCAAGCGCAAGCTGCATTTTCCGTTTCCCTTTTTACTACATAAATATAACTTATTTTAGGCCAAGTTTCACACAAAAACATTATCAAAAAGAAATCAAAGAGGAGGCCGGGTGGCCCACTCCAAACCCGTTCCGGCACTCACCCGACCCCCATTTTTGGAAATCGGACACAATCATGAGAGGCTCCCGGTGCCGGTTCCAGTTCCAGCGCCTGCGATAGTTCCTGCCCCGGCAGGAGTCGCGCAAGTACCCGTCACGGTCGTATTCACTGTCGTGCTTACCGTTGCCGTCTTGATGTAGGCGTCGATTTGTTCGGCAAGCTCATCAGCAAGGTTCCCGAGAGCGGTGTCACTATCGACTCCGTCCTTCTGGTTCTTCCCTTGCGCAGTTTTTAGCGCCGCCTTGAGGTCGGATTTGAATTTTGCTAAATTCAGCGCCATTTACATTTCCTCCGGTGGAATTGGTGCGGGAGTTGCCGGGCTTGTCGGGCCGACCGCCGTCGGGTGGATGTGCTGCGACAAGGATACTCCGGGGCCGGTCGGAGCAGGCCCGCAGAATACGTCGCCTCTGGCGATGATGTCTCCCTTAGCGATCACTTGCCCATCAAAGACGAACTTCTTTGCAGTCCAGGTAATCACGCCGTCCTTGTCTATCGAGATGCGGGCCTTGCCTTTCGATGGCTTCGGAGAGCACCCAGGGATGGCGATGGCAGAGTCAAGGTTGAACCGCGAGGCCGTAGCCGGGACCGCGGGCGAGTCGCCCTTTTTCCATGACGAGATGTCCTGCTCGGAAAATAGCAGGAGAACACCGTCATTCTTGTCGAGCGGGAAATCAAGGTCAAAGAATTTTCCGGAAGGGAAAACGACGGGGACATCCATGAGGTCGGGCAGCTCGATTTGAACGCCGTTATCCATGAGCATCCGCACCGAAGGCTTTACCTGTGCGCGGTGCGTACCCTCGTCGTACTTCACGACGGTGGCGGGTATGGAGGTATGCACCGAGGAAAAGGCCCCGGTCATATATGCGTCAAGAGCTGCTGCCATACTCATATTATGCCTCTATAAGGTTCAAGTCCATGGCGAAGGAAGAGTCCGGGCCGTTGCCGACGGCAATTTCCATCCGATCCACGACGAAAAGCCCGTCCACGCCCATGCCCTTGTCGGCAATATGCACCAGTGAATTCGGGGTCACCTTCGGCATCACCATCGTGCGTGCGGAATAGGTCTTTTTCATGTTCGTGAAAATCTTGTCCAAAAGCGCATAGGCATCGTCGGTATCTTCAGGTTTCAGGACGATTTCGTCGCCTTTCCCTGCGGCTTCTCCGACCTTGCTTGCCATACTCGATAGATTAGAGCGGGCAGCTTCCACATAGTCCGTGGTGTCCTGGAGATTAAGCAGTCCGCTCTCCGGGGAAATATACGCGATGGAATAGGAAGAGTCTCCCGAGTATTTAAAAATCACCATTTGGGCCAGGTCTACATACAAGCCCACGCCCTTCGTGCGCATATCCTGCGCCAGCCTCTTCATGGCCTGCGAAACCGGGCCTGCAAAAGTCCAGCCAGCGGGGAACTTTACCTCGGAGGCCATTTCTGCGCCTATCGGCACAAGCCCCAGGATGTTCGCGATGGCCTTAACTACTTGCCCGGCATCGGAGCCTGGCTTGAAATGAAGGCATACCGGCGTGCAAGTGAACGGGCGCGTCAAGGAGCGCATCGCGATGGAGCGGATCACGGTCAGGATTTCCGTCCCGCTGCGGTACGTTTTCGAGTCGATGATGTTGCCCTGGTATATCAGGCCGGGCTCGGCTCCCTGCTCATACCCTGCATAAAGGGCTACGTTCGTGCCTCTTTTGAGAAATTTTGCAATGGTATCGTCGCTCGCGCCGTGGATGGTAGCCTCCAGCTCGTTGTCATCGAATACTCGGGAGCGCACGCACCGTGCATCAATGCGCAAAGCGGCGACATCTACTTGAACGCCATCTGCGTTTCTGGCTTCGAGCCTTATTTGTCTACCCCAAACCATTCGCCGCCTTCCAATTTGCCAAATCTTCGGGAGAAATCCAAAAAAGGCCCCAGGACTCGCCCAGCGCATCATATTCGCTCAAGGGCTTTCCCTTGCCATCGGAAAGCGGGAGCGCGATTATATCGCCGTCAATAGGGGAAAGAGCCTTGTGAGAGAAAAGGATGGGCCACCGCTCAACAACCCTAAAGGCCCCAATTTCTCCACGTTCCGAAGAAATCGTAATAAACCACGCGGATGCGCGGGTATTCCAAACAAGGCGCAAGGAAATCACCATCCGCTCGGGAATAAGGACGCGAAAAGTCTGGTCTGCGCTTCTCGATGCCGTAAAAGGAATTTTGAGCATTATTGCACCCCCGGAACTAGTTGCTGCATATCGGCTTCCGTCGGCTGCTCTCCGACTTTCTGCCCGCCATCAACGCCGACTGCGGCTTGGCGGTTTATATCGGAGTCCATGTTCTCGGGCTGCACCTGCGCCGTCACCTTGTCCTCGCGGAGCTGGACCGTCTTTATTTGCTTGAAAGTTATCCTAATTGCAAGGGCATCGCCGCTATCGCCATCGAGAGCGGTGTCGATGTTTGTAATCGCAACATTTTCGTAGACTTCGAGAGCCGTTACGATCGTGACCGTCTGCTTTGCATCCATTACCGCCTTCAGCTCGTTCCAGGCATCGGCAGCGCGGTTCTTTAGCGGCTGCCATTGTGCGATGTTCAGGATGCCATCGGCGTTCTGGTTCTCTTTTTCAAGTTCTTCGGTATGCTTCAGCGAGTGGTTCGAAACAAGCCCGGTGAGCGAGCCTTCGCGCAATTTCAAGTAAATGCCGTCCGAAATCGCCCTGCCGTCTTGCAGCGGGTTTTCGGTAACTTCTGCGGACTTGGAATGGTTCTCGTCAAGGATAAGGTCGAGAGAAACGCCGCCGACGGAGTAGCCTTCCTTTCGGTAAAAAAGGCAGGTGTGCTGCGGAAGCTGCTGGCCTCCGGCGATGGCATTTGCTATGGCTCCAATAACGCTATACATTAGATAGTTCCCAAAGTAAGTTCACGGAGTTTTACATTAAATGCGGCGTCAAACGCCTGGCGGGACAAGGACGAAATATCGAACTTCTGCTGTGCTCGGGTATTTTCCTCGGTCGCCTTCGTCTGCTTCTTTGTAGCTGCGACACTTTCTTTCAGGCTCTTTTCGATTTCTTCGAACTGTTTTTTGAGTACCGAGGTGTCGGAATTCATCGAAGGCGTTTTCACGGCCCCGGATTTAACTTCAAATTCCATTCCCGTCAAATCTTTATAAACTTCCTGAATGGCATGGACGAACGAGGCATTTCTATTTACATCAAGTTGAGCGCCTGCTAGTTCTTGCGCTGCCTTTCTTCCTTCATCACCGCCCCTTGAAGCAATTTCTTGCAAATGTTTTACTCGGGCTTTTCGTCCTTCCTGTTGTTCGACTTGTTCACGGACAACTTGTTCACGTGTCTTACCGCCCCTCGTACTTTGGTCTAAAAATTGCTTGGCATACTTCTTTTGTTCTTCGGTTGCTTTTTGTCGAGTTCTATTTTCCAGCCAGTTGTAGGCTTCTACAAATCCCTCGACGGCCATCAATGCGATGCCGATTGGACCGAGTGCCGTTTTCATCGCGAGGCCGATGGACTTCGCGCCTGTCACCGCAATATTACGGAATCCGGCAAAAGAAAGGGTCATGTTTTGAAACGCCGAACTTCCAACGGCTACGGCTTTCATCAAGGCGTTTACAAGGGTCACTTGCAAATCGCGAGTGGCAAATGCCACGACCAAGATGGAAAGACGGCGAACCCATGCAAGCAAGTCGTCAAAAGGAATGCTGGAAATCGCATTCCCGAACGCCTGAACCTTCGCGACTATTGGCGTCCAGTCGAACGCGATTAGCACGTCTACGCCCGACTTGAGCAACGGCAAGAAAGCCTCCGCCATGTTCTGCAAGGCGGTCACAAAATTATCCTTTAACGTGGAAATTCGCCCCTGCAAGGTCTGGCTTTGCGCTTCGAGGTTTCCATAGAACAGGCCGCCCGCACTTGTTGCGGACTTGAAAGCCAAGGTCACCATGTCGGCACTGATAGCGCCCTTTTCCATGGCTTTTTTGAGCTCTGCAACGGACATTCCCGTTTGTTTCGAAATTTCAGTAAGCGGGTTGAAGCCCTGGTTGATTAGCTGGAGCAAATCTTGACCCATCAGGCGACCCGTGCTTTGAATCTGCCCGAAAACGAGGGCGAGGCCGTTAAGCTTGTTTTGATCCGCTCCGGCAATGTCACCGAGCATCTTTAATGTCGGCACTACCTTTTCGGACTGCAAGCCGAACGACATCAATGTTTTGGCGGCGCGGGAAAGACCCAGCTTGTCGAACGGGGTCTTTGCGGCAAATTCCGAAATTTCCCTGATAACGCCGGAGGCACGCTCGGCACTGCCCGTCATGACCTTGAATTCGGCGTTCAGGCCTTCCATGGTCATGGCGGCTTCGATGCCGGTCTTTGCGAGCATGGTAAAGCCCGCACCGAGAGCGAGACCGCCGACGAATGTCTTGAAACCGGTCAAGGCCTGCTTTGCCTTGTCGATGCCCTTGGGGTCTACCTGGAAACCCAAACGTGTAAAAAGTTCCTCGATGACCATCTACTTCCTCTTGCGTTTAGCTTCCTCTGCCGCCTTTTTCGTTTCCATAGCCTCGTAGGCATCCGCTGCACTCTCGTAGTCGCTCCTCATGTCGAGAACCGAGTTGAGGTGCACGATGTCCTCGATGTCTAATTTCTCGACCTCGGATAGTGGCATTTTAAGGTCTACCACGAGGCGGAGAATAGGCCACCGCTCTTTTATTTCTGGGGCGAGGCTCCCGACAACGCCAATTTTGGCCCAGATTTCGTCTCGGTGCTTGCGGCTTCTTCGGAGGTACTGGTTGCTTTCGTTTGCACTCCAAAGCGAGCCGCCAGCCTGAAAGGGGCGAGCTTGTTATACTTCCAGCTTTCGAGCACGATGGAATACATTGCCTCAAGCTCTCCCTGGAACACATCATCCACGTCCGAAATCCCGTTGATTTCGATGGCGGGTTTTCCGGGCGCAACAATCGTGCAGCCTTGAAGGCTATCGACGATAATGCCAACGGCCTTGCCATCGGGAATGCCGGAGAGAGTCTCGATGACGCCGTCAATGATGGAATTAAAGTCCACCTCGGCGTTCAGCTTCGAGAGGTCAAAGCTCTTCAAGAGCGGGAGAACAAGGGCTCCCACCCTCTTCGCGAGGGTGAATGCCTTTGTTGCGGGAAGCGGCCTGAAACGGACCGAGAAGTTGTCAATTTCTTTTGTAATCGGGGAGAGCATGGGTTAGTTACCTCCTACGAGGTTCGCGGCGATGCCGGTGTCGAACACCCAGGCGCGGGAATTCAGCTCGTCGCCGTCCTCCCATTCGGGGTCCTTCCTGATCCACGCCTGCGGGGCGAAGAACAGGGTCTGCCCGAGCATGTCCTTGATGGTGAGCGGCCATACGCCTGCGTTGGAGGCCTGGTCCGCTGCGAGGATTGCCGAAAGTTCGGCATTCGTGGGAGAAGTCTGCTGCAAGGTGACGGTTACCTCGAAATCGCCCTGGTTGCGGTTCACGCGTTCGATGTCGCCGCCTGCGCCCTTGCTCTTGGCGAATGCGTCGCCGGAGCGGTTCACGGATACGAACGTGCCCTCGGCATAGCCAGAAATCGAGAGCGATCCGAAGGTAATCACGACCAGCTTGGGGTCGTAAGTTCTTACGGGAAGATTAGCCATGATTCATTCTCCTTATAGATTACACGGAAATCGTGCCGTTGATGGTGGTGCGGTGGATGGCGCCCTGATAGAGTGCCGTGAACTTAACGTCAGGCAGCTTGCGGGCGAGCTTGTCGGCCTGCGGGATATCGGCATACTTGGGCACGGTCACCACGATGGAGTCGGCCTGCAGGATGCCCCTGGAGGCGGCATCATTGAGTACGCCCTTCACAAGGCCCTCGATAAGAGTGATGCCGCTGTCGTCATACGGAATCTTGCGGTTGTTGACGAAGGCGGAATAGACGGTTTCGCGGAGACGGGCTTCGAGCCAGTCCGTACCGATGATGATGTCAATCCATTCGCCGCTTGCGACCTTTCCTTCCTGCGTGATGTTCACGCCGCCGACTTCGGAATAGTAGTTGCAGTTCTTGTTCTGCAAGGCGGTTTCCTTGGCCGGAGTGATGTTGTCTGCGGCAACGCCCTTGAGGGTCTTATAGGCCCAGGTAGAGGTTCCGGGGTCATAGGGGAAGCCCTCGCCCATCCATGCGGCATCGGGATAGTCCGCGCCCGTAGAAGGTACGGCGTGGAAAATAACGGCGGTGCGGTCGCGGCCCAAATCTTTAAGGGTGTAGGCAGGGTCGGTGGTCTTTGTGCCGTCGTAGCAGTCCACGTTTGCAGTCCAGATGATGGAGAATTTCTTTGCGCTTTCGACCCATGCGGCAATGGCCGAAATCTTGGCGGTCGTGTCAATCATGGCAGGGTCAACGACGAGGCCATACCAGCTATTGTCTTCGTCGCAAATAGCGTTCAGGGACGCGGCAACGGAATCGTCACCGGAATCGGCGCGGCCTACGACAATGCGGTTCACGGTCGGGTTCTGCGAGAAAATGGCGTTTGCCATCTTGTAAACAGCGCCTTCGGTACTCCATCCATCATCGGCAAGAGCCTTGACGGAATTGTAGGACCTGGCGCGTGTAAATGTGGACGGGTAGCCACTCGGCGTTGATCCAGAGTTGTCGTTTTCTGCGGCGAAGGTGGAAAGAATGAGCGGAACATTGAAGGCAGCCACAGCCACAGAAGTGGTCTCCCTGGTGATGTTCACGTTGACTATGTCTTTAAGTGCCATGTTTAGGCCTCCTATGTTGCAACTGTAAATTCATTGAAAAGTTCTTCGCTCTGCACGATATTCTGCTGCGCATCCACGACAAGATTTTCATCGTCATCTATTGTTCCGAAAGTCTTGACCTGCGAGATTTCCACGCTCTCGATGATAAGAGAGGAGCCTTCATAGGCGCGAGCCCATGACATTTCGAGTGTAAGCAAGGACTCCCTGCGCCACTGGGCCTGCTGCAATGCGGGCATGGCGGTAGGACCATCGGTCCTCAAGACGGAAATCCCCGCGACCTCGAAGATAGCCTGGATGTCCGGGTCCTCAAGGGACTCAACCAGCTTCATCAAGTTTTCGCCATCGCCTTCTACCTCGCGGAGTTCAACGGAGCCGCGATAGGTAAAAAGCCTCGGGGACGGAAGGTCAGGACGGTCGGCAATCATTCGCGATGCGGTAGTGCCTGCAAGACGCCAGTTTCCCGCATAATTGATAGAAATAAAGCAGCCTTTCGGGGTAGCCATGTCCTGGTGGCTCTCTACCACCTTTATCTTTTTCGGCAAGACGGAGCGCACCCAATAATAGAGGGCGTTCCAGAGTTCCTCGGCGCTGGTGGCGCTAGTGGTAGGGGCGGTCAATGTTTCAGCCATTTTCTTCGCCCCCTTCCTCGTCGTCTTCAGTCTCATCTTCTTCGTCGCCTTCGTTGAAGAGAGCGGCGATATATTTAAAATGGTTGATAAGGTCGTTCGCAAAGACGAGCTCGCGGATGACTTCCCATTTTTTCCCGGCCCAAATCACAAGGTCGCCCGGAGTATTCGAGCCCTCGGCGCTTACCGCAAGGGAGGTGTTGGAGTAGACCTTCACCATGCCGATGTCGCGGCGGCCTTCAGGTAGGAACTGCAAGTCCTTTCCGTTCACCGGCTGAACCGAGCCTACAAACGTGCCTTCGGCTTCGCTAAATTCCCAGCGGCCGTTCACGAGCTCGGCTGTCCGATGTACCATGCCTATTGTGCGCGGAAACAGGGTGCTCATATCTTCGCCACCTTATACTTGATAGACTGACGGAGAAGGCCGGTGTCGATAAGCGGGCGGGAGCTCTTCTTTTTGCGAATCGTCGAAAGAGCGTTAGGTGCAAAAGATCCTTCTATAAAGATTTCTTTCATGGCGAGTTCGTATGCCCCGCCAAGTTTCTTTATCGCGTCCATGGCGGTTGTGGAACCGCTGGAGAGAGCCTTCAATAGTTTCTTACTCAAACCAAGTACACGCTTTTCGTTGCGTTCCCTAGTCTGATGCATGAATGGGCGTGCTGGAATGTTATTTACAGCACTACCTTTTTCCATAATGTAGGCTATTTGAGCGAGGCCTATATTAGGATTGTCCTCATGACGTTTCGCATCGCTGGGTATGCCGACAAGGGCCACAAGTTTTTTAGCGGCCTTAAGCTCGCGTTCAATCTTGGCCTTGCCCAGATCCTTCGTTTCAAACTTTACGGACATTATCGCCCCCTGCCACCACACACGCCAAAGAAGGGCTTGCAACCCTTGCGGAGCGAAATAAGCATGAGGCCCCAACGGGTCTGCGAAAGTTCCGCGTCGCCAAGATTACCGGCAGAAGCGGAAACGGCACCGGCACCGTAGGAAACGGACAGGTCGCCCTCGCGCTTGGAAGTAATGGAACCCGTGGAGCCGCCCTCGGCATTACCGGAGCCAGCCCCAAGAGTTCCAGAACCCAATAGGAAAGCGATGTGCGCTGCCATGAGCGCTACGGCGTGGTTGTATTTCACTCCGTAGAAAGCGCGGTCGGTGCGCTCCTTTGCCATCTCTACATATACATCCAAAGACGGGTCCTGCAACAAAGCCGGGGCCACCGCCTGGATATACTGCTCAACGGTAAAGGGGGTCACGCTCATGGTCTTTTCGCTCCATCGTTATTACTTCTTGCTGTCCTCGCGGTCCTTCAGTTCCTTCGCGATGGCGTTCTTGCGGTTCATGCCCTTGGCACGGACGGACTCCTTCGCGGAGGCTTCGACGAACTTGTCGGCCTGGGCTTCGGACTGGATTTCGTTCACGACGGCATCGAGCTTGTCGTTCGGGATGTCGTCGGGCTTGCACGGCTCCTCGACATCCTTGCCGTCCTTCTTCGTGGTCTTGTAGATGGGAACGACAATTCCGGCCTTGATCTTCGCATCGAGCGTGGACTTGGCCCCTTCCCAGACCTTGTCGTCGATGACGTTGATGCCAGGCACAAGCATCAGCTTCTGCTTGCCCTCGCCCATTTCGACGACCAACATGTTTGCGTTCTTGTAGTTTACCAGCATAATCTTATCTCCTGTTAGATAATTATTGCTTGCCCGAGGTTAAAAAAAATTGGGTGCAGGGCCGGGCATGACCCTACACCCAAATTAAGAAAGGTCGGCAGACTATTTAATACAAAATGGCTACACTCTGTACATCCCCGCCTGCCGGGGGTGTCTCTTCACAGGAGACTTGATTAGAGGCCATCGCAGAACACGACGGACATCGGGTAGTAGACAATCGTGCCGCCGGTAGACTGCATACACGGAATGTCATACACCATGCCGGTGAGCTGCGGCGGCATCTGTTCGAAGCGCTGCGGGATCTGGACTTCGACCTTCAGCGGGTCGCGGGCGTAGGCCACGACGCGGGAAGCGCCGCCTGCACCTGCGGTAGCGAGGTCGGCAACCCAGTCGATGCGGGTAATCTGCGGGAAGTTCTCGCGGATGAAACCGAGCACCGTCTTGTCGCGGTTGCTGCCATACGGAGTGTTCTGGAGCTTCAGGTAGAGCGAGAGCGGCAGGATGACCGTATCCGGGTTTTCGATGCCGTTCGTGCTTTCCGGGGCTGCGGAAACAAGGCCAGCGAAGTCGGCCACGATTTCGTCGGCGGTCTTGCCACTCCAAGCCTTACCGCCACCGGTGCCGTTGGCGGCGACGTACTCGGTGATGCCAGCGGCATTCCAGAAACCGGGCAGGCCGGACTTGGCATCACCCTTCCAGGCGATGGAGTCCTGCTTCTCGTCGATGGCGCGGCGGGCGGCTTCGGCACGCTTCGCATCGAGGGCGACACCGGCCTTCTGGGCGCGACGGATTTCCTTCACGGAGTAGCCGTAGGAAACGCCGAGGTCCTTGACCGGGCTGGAGTGTTCAACGCCAGCGATGTCGGCACGCGGGAAGTCGTTTGCGTAGTCCGCGATGATCTTGGCCATGCCCACCTTGTCGTAGGAACGCCAGATGATGTGGGTTGCGCCGGGGTCCTGCTCGGTGGAAACCGGCAGGAGGGAGAGGGCCTTGAGGGCCTTGTGCTGCACGTCGTAGGTGCGGCTCTTGACAAGAGCAAGCTGGTTGTCGAAGAACACCTGCTCGTCAGCATCGAGTCTCATTTCATTCATGTTTGCCATGATAAAAACTCCTTTTGGATGGATTAGCCGAGGTCAACGATGACGAGGTCATCGGCAGCTTCAGCGGTGGAACGAGCGAACCAGCCAGGGTTCAGGATAGCATCTGCGCCGGATGTGCCGTTGGCGACGGTCACGGTCTGCGTACCGTCCGTTGTCGATCCGGTCACTGCGATGTCATTTGCAGCGGCACCCTTATCCTTTGCGGTGAGGGTAACGACAGCGGAAGCGACACTTGCGACAAACGGGATGTCCAACGCGTCGATGGCGGTCTTCAAGGCGGCGGCGACATCAGCGGCAGCCTTCACATCGTCGGTAGTGGACACCTGGGCAACCTTGTCGCCAACCACAACAGTCACGACCTTGCTGGCGGCGGAAGTGCCGGAGAGCGTGATAGTCACGGTGCGCTTCGCGCCAGCGGCGGCGGAAGTCTTTGCGACGATCTTGCCGGTAGAGCCGTTCACGGAAACTTCGGCATCGGCGGAGATAGCTTCGCCAGCGACGCCGAAAATCTTGCCGGTGCGGCAGACGTTCACGGCATCCTTGTCCTTGTATTCCGGAGTGTCGAGCGCGGTGCGGGCGGCGATGCCGAGGATGGCACTATCGCCGGTGACGGAAACCTGTTCGCCATCGCCCGTACCGAAAACGGGAGCGCCGAACGGAACGGCACCCTTCGCAAGACGGGAGTCAATCTGATGAGTGGGAGTGAGGCCGACCAGTTCGCCCGGCAGGCCCTTGTCCATATTACCATAAGCAGCCATGATTAGGCCTCCTTGTTGTTGTTGGGTTCATCTTTCCAGGCGCCATCCATGCGGGCGTTGTACGCCTTGCGGGAGGCTTCGAGTTTTTCCTGGGCGGAATCTTCGTGGTTCTGGGGAGGAATGTCGGCGGCATCCTTGCGGCTCTTGTCATCGCCCTTCGTGGCGCTGATTTCGCAGGCGCAGTCGAAGCGGGCGTTGATGTAGGCATCATCCTTGCCGTCAAGATTTGCGCTCGGGAATACCTTGGAAATCACGGCCTTCTTGATGTCGGCGTCGGCCATGTCGGCCTTGACTTCCACGCCTGCGGCGGTAGCCTTGCCAACAAGGTCAAGGCGGCTCTGCACGGCGCTGTCAATCTTGCCCGGCATTTCCTTTTCCATCGCGTCGATGCGTTCCTTGAGGGAGTCGCGCTCGGCTTCGACGGTGGACTTCTCGGCCTTGAGGGCATCCTCGGCAGCCTTGGCATCCTCGCGCACCTTGTTGAGTTCCTTTTCAAGGCCGTCGGCGCGATCCATGGCCTTGTTGTAGGCGGCAATTACCTGGGGCTCCGCCTGGTAATCAGCCCCGTCAAGGTGAATTTTGTCCATCTTGTCCTCGTTGTTCTTGTTTGCTTCATGCTTGTTCAGGTCGGGGAGAGTCGGCGTCCCTGCGGCATCCATGCGGATAGAATTGCCGTCGCCTGCGCGTGGGACGGGCACGAGGGCCACATGGTTGTAGCGGATGTTGCGCTGGATGCAGTCATATTTCATGCCCATCCAAGTGCCGCTCGTCCATTCGATGTCGCAGACGTATCCGCAGGAGAGCGAGCGGGCGGTGCCGTTCTCGACGGCCTCGATGCCATCCGGCCTCGTAGCGGAAAGGGAGACATATACGCGGTAGGAGTCGCTAGATACATCCGAGCCGACGGTGCCGACCTGGAGTTCCCCGATATTCTCCGGGGTAACGGCCTCGTCGGGATGAAGGAGCGTGAGCGGCTTCATGCGCAGCGTGGCGAGGGACTCTTCATTGAATACTTCTTCGGGCAGGCGCAGCTCGCGGCGTTCCGAACCGTCCGGGTTGCGGTAGGTAAAGACGCCGATGGAGGTGACGGGAGCGCGGGCCACGAGGAAACCTTCGGCGGTCTTTTCTGCCGGGCGCGTTGCATAGTCGATGGCGTCCTCGTACCAGTCAAGACGGTTCTGGGATGCCTGCAAAGTCTCTTTTTTATTTGTCATACCCAAAATATAACTTTATTTTAAGAAAATAATAACAAATTTTTAAGAAAAATGTATAAAAAAGACCCTTGAAAATGACAAATTGCCATATTCAAGGGCGAGTTAGAGGGGAAAATTCCTCTCGGTCTACTGGATTTCGTCCTCCGGATACTCGATTTCCTCGAGGTATTCCGCGAGAACGTCCGTCTGCGGAAGCTCCCGCAGGGCATCGAAAAGGGCGTCCAGGTCCGAGCCTTCCTTTACCTTGTAATCGGAGCCGTTGCGGCTGAATACATAGGCGTCGGCCCAGCGGTTCCAGACAATAGAGTAGCCATAGAACAGGCAATAGTCCTCGACTTCGGGGCTAGATGTCAGTTCTTCCATCGTCATAGTTCGGCCTCCTTGATGGCCTCGAGCACGAAGTCCCGAGCCGTCGGCAGATATTTGTCTAAAATATAATTCTTTTTCTTGCTCGGGGACCCAAGAATTTCAAGAATTTCTGCAAAAGCCTCCGTCGAGGCATTTGTCGCACTCTCGCGCCAGTATCTTTCGCCATGCCCCCATCGCCCGAAAGAGCCCGCATGGCCGGTCGCGGCCTCGAACATATCGGAAATGCCGCCGAAGATGGCTTCCTCGTCGTCAGCTTCCTTTACGACCGCAAGCAGATCGCGGAACGCCTTGGAATACTTGTCGATTTCGAGGAGAGAGCTCCTGGACATCATGGTTTCGGTCTTTTCGAGCAGGAATTCGAGCACCGCCTTGTCGTTCCCCTTTGCGATGGCCTCGAAGATTTCTCTCGGGGCCGCGGAGTTCAGCAGGGCGATGTTCAGGGCGCGGATGCGTTCGTCCTCGTGCCCCTTGCGCACGATGTTGAGCCAGTCCCAGCGGAAAGTCGATGTATCGGCCATTACGCGGGAAAGTTCCTCGCGGGTGCTCTTGGGGATGCCCTTCAAAAGCTCGCGGAACATTTCGGGACGCTCGGCCTTTGCCGCCTCGTAAATCGGGGTGATCATGTCGTCGCGCACAATTTCCGCAAGGTTGCGACCGCCATACTTGTCAAGCCGGACATAAGAAATCAGCTTCGCGCCCCTTCTTTGCCCGAGTCTTGCATCCATCGCGTGGCCCATTTCGTGCAGGAGCACCGAAGCCGAGCGCTGGTGGTCTTTCCTGAAATATCCTGGAACTTGGATATATTTGCCATAGGGGGAATAGTAAGCCTTCGTTCCCTTCTCGATATTCTGCAAAAAGCCCGTGAACGTTCCCGAGTAGTATTTCCGAACATTCGGGTCCAAATTCGAGAAACGGGAGAAAGCGTCATCCATCCAGTCCTTTTTGAATTTTGCTACGATCGGGAACTGATTTTTGAGCAAGTCGGAGAAAAACTGCTCGCTCTTGAAAATGCCTACATCGACGGAAGGCTCGGGCGGTTCCTCGACGGCAGGAGGCGCGACCACCGGCTCCGGCTCGGGAAGGTCGGAGGCCGCGACATCTTCGAGCTCGTCCCAATTCGGAAGAGCCACGCAACGGCACATGATTGCCATTCCGGGGTGGAAGTAAGGGGCGTCGGGAGCCCTCTTCACCCATTCGCCATTCTCGAACCAGACCGTCGGGTCATCCCAGCGGCAGAGCTTCCCCTGCATCATAAAGTGGCTTGGGATGGCCTTGGCATATAGGCCCGTGGGATTTCCTCTCACGCGCTCGTCCTGGGCCGTGTCCCAGATGTAGGTTTCTATGCCTGCGTCAGCCATGCGCCCCTGCGTGAGCGAGGAATTCAGCTTTGCGGTCTGGTCGCGTGCGATGATGCGGGCGCGGCGGTAGCTTATGCCCGGAAGGTCGGCGTTTATCATCGCCGTCACTTCCCTCGCGCTCTTGCCCACCTTCACGCCGTCGCGGATGCGTCGGGCAACGGTGTCGAGCATATCCTGCGAGGCCTTGGTGATTAGGGTCACCTGCTCGCGTGCCCATGTATCGAGCACGTTCTTCGCCCACGGCTCCTGCTCATGGAAAGCCTCTCCGATGGCGATTTTCTTGAACGCGTCCAGCTCCTTCTTGTTGAACGCGTCAAGCGAGCGGGCTATGTTCACGATGGCACCGAGCGCGGGGCCGCTCGTTCCCGGCTCCGGTTCGAGGTCGGCAAGCGCATCCTCTCGCGGCACCATCATCGGGACCGCGATGGCGGCGTATTCTTTCCAGCGCTTCGTCATGAAGCGGTTTATTGCGGATGTATATTGCCGCTCAAGAGCGAGAGGATACTTCCACTTGCGCACCTTGAGCCTGCGCAATTTTGCGCGGGTCATGCCGCCCGCCCTTTTCAGGTCGTCGATGAACTTGCTTGTAGGTATCATGGACTATGCCCCCTGCCCGCCTTCTTCGCCTTCGAGGTTGAAAGCTGGCGGAAGCTCGTCATCGACACTCGTATCGAGCGCATAGCCTCCGACAAAGCGGTTCTTTCGCACTTCTTCCTGGCTCAAGACTCCGGCTTCCATGTAGTTCTTGTCGGTGCGGCTCTGGATTTCCCTCGTCTCGGCATCGGCCTTCTGGTCGCGCTTCGAGAGCGGGTTGAAGTTGATGGTGAGCGAGCCGTCCGAGACATCGACCGCCTTGAGGCCTGCGTTCAGGATTTCCATGAGTTGCAGGAGCGGCGGCAGCGCCTGGGTCTGCTGGAGACCCGCGATGTAGGAGTTGAAATTGTCGTCGTCGCCCTGCCCGGTCGCGTTCATGCCCGCTGCGGAACGCCCGAATAGCAAGGTGACGGGGATGCGGTAGGAGCCCGCGACGCTCATCGCCTGCCTGTCCCAGATTTCTGGAAGTCCGGCAAAGGAGAAGTTCTCGCGGGTGCAGTCTTCGCCCTCGCCGAGCATCACGCCGTTGATGATGCTCTTCTGCTCGTCGATTGCCTCCATGCGGGTCTCGATGGACTTGTAGTCGTTCTCGGCCACGAGCTGCTCAAGGTTCGACATCTTGTATTTAACAATCGAGCATTCCTTGACAAGGTGGGAAATTCCCTGCACTGTCGTCCCGAAGTGATGCGCATCTTCAAGGCCCTCGTAGATAGCGGAGAGGCCCCAGAAGCGCTCGTAATCGAGCCAGCCGGGGAAGGCGGCATCCACTTTCGTCGTGGACTTGAAAATCAGGCAGCGCGAGGCGTGAACCGTGAAGGGGATACCCGCTGCGGAGCGCAAGATATAGCGTTCGTATTTCTCGAAGTAGAGCGACTCGGGCATCTTGACCGTCTCCATCATGCCCAGAAGTACGCGGGTGCGCGGGTAGACGCGGAGTTCGCGTATCTTGCCGCCCTTGGCCGGGTCCCACGGCGTGTCCCATTCCCCGGAGCCTGCTACATCGAGCACGATAATGGCACCGCCGAAAATGCGGGTCCATTTCAGCGCCTCGGTGAAGGCCGCCGGTCCGTTCAGCTTGTCGAAGGCCTTGAAAAGGGTGCCGTCGTCGCCCTCTACCTCGAAGCCGTTCTGCATCATCTTCTCGGCTACGATATTCACGGCGTTCTTGATGCGCCCGTCGGTATAGTAGAGCGCTTCAAGCTGTACGTCTACCATGCGCGGGAAACCGGGCACGGAGTCGACGGGGAGCGAGGACTTGTCCTTGCGGGAACCGATGCCCGCAAGGATGTTCTTCCAGGCGTCGATACGGAAAAGGCTAGAGATGTTTTTCATGGTTCGTTGTCCTTATTTTATCTTAAACTTTTTTTTAGGTATAGAGAGCTCCTGGGCCGCCTCCCTTGTAGAAGGCCTGCCGCAGTAGCGATGATGCGCTGTCCGGCGCGTCTCGCGGGTCCTGTCCCGGCCTGAAGTCGTTTATTTGGTTCAGGTAGTTCGGGTCGGTATTCGGGTCCCAGACAATACGCTGCCAGTATTTCTTCAGGAAAGAAACGATCTTGATGTCCTTGTTCATGCTTTCGGAATACGCGTGCACCGTTGGGAAGCCCGGAATTTTCTTGAGGTCTCCCGCCGCCATGCCCTTGTCGGGGTTCTTTTCGATGTGGAAATTGCGAACATTGCGGTTCCTGCACTCGCGGGCAAAATCCAGCTTGCAATCCTCGAAAGTGCCGGTGTAGATCTTGCCGTATGCCTGAATCTTTCCGTCGGCCCGCTCCGCCATGATGGTGAGCGCGTTGGTGCATGAGCCGTCCCACGCGGCGTCCATGTGGCCGTGCACCCGCGTGGGCCGGATAGTCCAGTCCCACTCGCCGTAAATCGGCTCGTCGAAAATCTGCCCCTCGTCCTTGACGCTCGTATCGAGCATATAGTTGATGGCAAAAAGCGACGCGGTCGTGGTCGCCCGCTTTTCGGCAAGTTCCTCGGCGCTCAAGATATTCGTGTCCTGCGGCCTATACTTTACCGCGTTCGGGATGATGAGCTTTCCAGCGTCGTTCTTCATCGCCCAGGCATCGTCATAGTGCCACGGCGTTCCAACAAAAAGGCAATTCTTTCCGGGGTCAACGATGTTCGTCATGATTTCAAGCACGCCCTGCTTCACCATCTCGCGGTGTGCGCGGGAGAGCCTGTCCTTGATGGTGATGATGTCATCGCATAGGATGCGGTCGTAATGTCGGCCCGTGGGCACCTGGTTGATGCCGTAGGCGTCGATGGAGCCTTCCTTGGTGATGGTGCGCTTGAAGTCATAAGTGACCGAACCGAACGGAGCGCGGACCTCGCTCGGTGCCTTGCCGTGAAGGTACGCGAACAAAGACTGAATGGCGGGGTTCCTCATGTAGGCCTTGATAGTCTCGAGGGTGGATGCAGCCTCGGTCCATGTCTCGCGCACAAGCGCGATGCGTTCGGACGGATGGAAAAGCAGATAGTAGACGATGCCCACCTCGGTGATGGCGGTCGTCTTGTAGGCTCCACGATGAGCCATGAGCGAGAAGTGCTTGCCGCCCGGAGAGTCCCAGACCATCTTGCACCAGTCGGAGTGCAGCGGCGTGAGCTTCGTCTTTCCGACCATGTGGCCCAAAAGGTGCGGGTAGTCCCGCACCCTTTCGACCAAATCCGGAGTCCATTGGAAAGCCATGACCGCAGCACCTCAAGAAAAAGAAAATTATCAACCGAGACCGGAAAAGACCGTGATGGAAGGCTCGGCTGGAGCAGCGCCTTCGTCGTTTTTCGAGCTTGATTCCGCATCGCCCTCCGCGGGAGCCTCGACCTGCGGTGGCGGTTCGACCTTGCGCCCCTGCGCGAAGAGCGTGGAGAGCATGAGCTCGGTGTCGGGCGTCATGGATGTAGCGGAGCCCTCGTCATCGTCCCGGAACTTCATTCCCGCAAACTCCGCTATCTTGAGCAGGCGGTCGGGCTCGCCGTCCTTGAGCGCCTTCAGGAGGGCGCGGTAGAAGATGAGCTTGTCAACCCTTTCGAGGCGGGTTATCTTGATGCCGAGGCCCTTGAGCTGCAAGTATAGCGGCTCGGGCACCTTGATGCGCTCGGTGACGGTATTCTTGATGTCCTCCAGGAGCATCGCCTTCTGGTTCTTCTTTTCCCTTCTGGCTTCGGCACTGCGCTTTCCGAGCATGACCGCTGTTTCGTGGTCGTGCACGGGTATAAGATTTTTTCTGCCGTCGTATTTTGCTTTAGCCATATTCCGTTCTCCAGCGAAAACAAATTAGAGCGTGAAGCTGGACTTGCACCAACATTTCGCCGCAGGAATGCGGCGCGTTCTAGCTTGAACTACTCACGCTAAAAAAATGTTTATCGTTTTTCGCCCTTATACATACCTGCCCCGATTTCATTTATTCGAGAGAACGGAATAATTGGAACTTTCAACCTGGACTTGTAGGCGGGGTCGATGAAGTAAATATACCTCATTTGGAAGCCCTTGAGGATTTTCCCACCCGCTTTTTCCACATATTTCTTGAAATTGTATGTCCCGCCGGTCACCGAGAAGAACGTGCCCCCCCCCAGCTCTTTTCGCGGAGTTAGCGGGTTGCTCTTCAAAGTCATGCAGTGCACCTTCTCGCCGTTCGGCAATTCGCAGAGCTCGCTGTTTTCCTTGATGTCGGTCAGGACGAAGTTCGACGCTCGGTAAATCGTTCCGTCGCCGCATGAGCAGCCGTCAGCGAAAGAAATTATCCACTTGATCTGGGGAGCCCTCTTCTTTATGAGCCGGATGCTCTGCCCGATGCAGCGGCTCTCGCTATTGCGCGGGAGGTATTCGTCGAACGCCATGCGGTTCAGTTCCAAGAACTCGTTCCAGCCGGTGCCTTCGACAAGGCCCATGATTTTCCTCTTGTCGAGGCTCGGGCCGTAGCTCATCACGCCGTGCAGGCCGCCGTCAAGGAACGCCCCGAAATGCAGGCAGGAGTTGTTCACTACCTTGCCCGAATAATGGTGCGCCTTGATAAACGGGTTCGCTATCGAGGACGGGATGACCTTCAGTTCGATTTCTTTAGCTCGGCCCATTGACGCACCACCTCGTAAATCCTGTTTCCGTTCTCGTTCACGTTCCCGAAAGTTTCATCCGGGTCCTCGACCTGCTTGAGCGCGTTCTCGATAAACGCCTTCTGCTCTTCGGCAAAGGTCAGGGTCCATTGTGTAATGTTGCTTTTCTCGCCATCGGGGAGGGAGAAATCGTCGCCGAAGTCGTCGGCACTGATGCCGTCATCCTCGAAACCGAAATCACCCATGTCAATGTCCGAAATTTCCGCGAGCTCGCCAAGCTCGCCGCCGAGCAGGTTCATTTCCCACTCGGAAAATTCGGCAACCTTGTTGTCCGCGAGGCGCAGCGCTTTCGCCTGGGCCTCGGTGAGGTCGTCGGCCACGATGCAGGGCACCTCCGCCATGCCGAGGGACTTGGCGGCCTCGAGGCGCGTATGGCCCGAGATTATGACGCGGTTTGAGTCAATGACGATGGGCTGCTTGAAGCCGAACTTTTCGATGCTCGCCCTGACGTATTTCACCGCCTCGGCGTTTTTTCGCGGGTTCTTTTCGTATGGCCGGACTTCGGAGACGGGCAGCATGACGATAGACCTTGCTGCCTTTCGCTCGGAAGTCGGGGTAGAATTTTCGGTTTTAGCCATTATTTTTTCCTGATTTTAGAGAGCTTGTAGCAAAAATATAACTTTTTTATAAGCAAAAAGACAAGAAAAAGCACAGGAGCCAAAAAAAATAAGTTTGCGCGTAAGAAAAATGTAAGCAAAATGTAAGCAATTTTATATTGCGTAATCTACATAAATTATGTATATTTATATCGTAAACAAAACAAAAGAGGTACAAAATGAAAAACGAAATCCTGAACACCTGCTACACGAAAGAAGTCGAAGCCTATCTTGGCGGTCGCGGCTACGAAGGAAGCAACAGCCACACGAAATACGACGAGCTGGCCCCGAAAATCCGCGAAATCATGAAGGCCTGCAAGGTGAAGGGCGTCACAATTTCGACGAAGTGGTCTGGCTACACGCCGAAGGTGACGGTAAAGTTCCGCCTTCTCCCCGGCGATGTTCGCACGTTCGAAGACTGCAAGGGCGACCTCATGAACCTCAACGAAAACCACTATCTGCGTGCATCCTGGGTGGTCGATCCCGACCAGAAGAACGGCCCCACGGTTCAATCCGGCGAGTTTTTCAAGTGGTCTGGCGAGAAACAGGAACGCGCTCTTGAACTTTGGGCATCCAACAAGTACGCCCAATATACGGAAGGCTACCCGTTCGCCATTTGCCACGGCTGGAACCTGGAACGCATGGAAGCCCAGATGTTCACGGCTCAATTCTGGGATCGCTGGGAAGCCATGACGAAGATCATCAGTTCGTTCAACTACGACAAGAGCGAAAGCATGGTTGACTATTTCGATGTAGGCTTCTACGAAAGCTGGCAGATTTTACCCGTAAAGAAGGCCGCCTAAAGACAGCCAATGACCAAACGATACCCGCCCACCGAGGGCGGGCCTTCTTTGTAAGCAAAAAATATCATTTTTCTTTGGTTTTCATCTTGACAAAGTTAAATATATTATGTATATTATGTACATAAAGAAACCCAAAACGAGGTAAAGCAAAATGAAAAATTCCATGCAGAAAACAAAGAAATTCGCCAAAGTCTTCACAAAGGCCTTCAACGAAGCGATCAAGACCGAAGCCGGTCAGGAACTCACGAAGAACATGGCAATGTTCGCCTTCTGTAACGGAATGACGAGCAAGAAGGCCATAAAGAAGCTCAAAGACGATGTTCTTAGCGGTGCCTTCTATTGCCTCCTGAAAGAAGAAAAGGGCGTGCGCGACATTTTCGCAAAGTGCGTCTATGAAGATTTGAGGGCCGAGGCTTAAACAACGGGAAAACGGAAAAAAGAGGATTAGAAAAATGAAAAAATTTAAGATAACATCTTGGACTGGCAAGACCTTCGTTGTGGAAGCCGCCGACAAACTTGTGGCTTGCGTAAAGTGGAGCGCGGAAAATAAGGGTAGCTGGGAAGCCCCGGTTAAAGTGGAGGAAGTTTAACATGATTATCGAAACTCCGATAGGCAAAGACAATGTTTTCCAGATTGACACCGACAAGCTGGAATACGACAAGAAGGGAAAAATCGTCAATTGTAGCGAAATAAAGCTCCCCAGGAGCATCAAGAACGACCCGAAGATGCTCGAAAACTACAAAAGGTGGTACTGCCTCGTAGAAATCAAGGGTCGATTCTACGACAGAACAATGCTTGCCGCTGTTTTGCGAGGCACCACGGTAACGGTCACGATCTAGGCATAAATCCACAAAATCGACAAGAAATAAACAGCCCCGGCAACGGGGCCTTTCTTGTGCATGGGGAGGTAAAAGGAAAACCCGGATGTGGAGGACATCCGGGCAAAGCGAAAAACCTACAAAAGGAGAACAGTGAGGAATATAACCATTTTTCCGGGAGCCGTCAAGGGGTGGTAGAAATTTTTTTTGAATTCTTTTTGACCGTCAATTAGACGCCAAATCCACGTCCATTTTTTTATGCAAAAATGAGCATATATGCAATAAATTCTCTTGCGCAGAAAAGGGGCCAGGAGCGCGGTTCGTGATTACCCGATGAAGGGAAGGGCCATGAGAAGAAAATAGACCATGGCGCACCGGACGCAAAACGGCGGCATCATTTTCGTGGGTTCACGAAAAAGGTGATACCCCTTGCAACCCCCTTGCAACCCCCTCCCCTACCCCTCCCCTCTACCTACCCTACACCCACCCACACACAAATGTCGTAAATGATTTTTTCAACGCTCTCCCTATAAACCCTGTGTGAAAATGGAAACGAAGATTAAAACAAAAATCAAAGTTAAATGGAATGAAATGGAATTAAATGAAATGGAATGGAATTAGATGGAATGAAATTAAATGAAATGGAATAGTATTAAATGGTTGAACCCCCTTGCAACCCCCTTGCAACCCCCTTGCAAACCCCTTGCAACCCCCTTGCGACTATAATAAAAAAAACTTTGTAAAAATAAATTCTAACTATTGCAAAAATGATTTTTTATTTATAGATTATCTACAAAAAGGCGAAAGAACCCAGAAGGCACAAAGATAATGACGGCAGAAGAAGAAAACTTGCAGGCGCAAGAAATGCAACGAGCAGAGGCTGAACTTGACGAGCTGAAGGAAGAAAACCAGAGGCTCCGGATAAAGATTGGACTCCTAGAGAATGCCAATAAATACCAGAAGTACCTGCTCGAGGCTAACTTTGCGGACCATCGCTGGTGTTCTACCAGAAAGTTATATCCTACAATCGGAGACAAGGAAATCGTCTACAATGTCGCCGGGAATTATCGGATAGGATTTTGGGACCATAAGAAAAAATCTTTTGTAAACAAGTTCAACGGGCGCAGAATCAGCTTCATGAAGGTGGCTTCTTGGTGCTACCTGGACAACTCCAGGGACGGGTATGGGAAAGTCCCGGCAAATGTTAGGCAGGCCATCGATGAATATAGAGATGAGCGCCGCAGATGGACAAATCGTGAAGAATCTAATTACGACGGCGATGAAATAGAAGTAATCCCATTGAGCGGGATAGCCCATGACGACGACGGCCTCTTCGTATCGATCGATAGCGACGGAAACGTATGGATAAACGATTCGCCCACCTTTAACATCCTGAACTTTATAGAAGTTTACAAAAACGGCGAAAAGGTTGAATTTTAAATACAAGGAGCTAAAATGGCTGAAATCAAGAGTGAAACCCGAACCGTACTCATGGACGCGAAGGCCGTCCAGCGAGTAGAGGAATATATCGAAAAGACGCGCAGCGAGAAGGGCATACGCCTTACTATCGGAAACGTGCTCGCGATGGCCTTGGACAAGATGCTCAACGATGAAGGTGTGTAATGGCGGTATCATCGGTCCATATAGAGCTGGACAAATTTTTCCATGAGACGCGAGGCCTGAACAAGGACAACTGCTGGGAATGGTTCGAGTCTTTCCGGAATACCCTGCTATACAAGGGTTACGAGGAAAACCCGCACCCTTACGCGATGTACTTGCTCGACGAAATGGAGTGCTATTCCGCATACTGCGCCGTCGTGAACATCGAGGGCAGGGTTGTTGCAGAACTTGAGCGCAAGAAGGAGCAGGTCACTTACGAGGCCGTCTACAACATCTGCGTCGAGAAGAAGGGCGAGGAATATCTCAATCTCAAGGAGAAGGAGTCCCGGTACATAGAAGCCCATCCCGAGGCGAACAAGTGGAAGTCAAACGGACTCCGGGCTGCAAAATCTTCATCGTCAAAAACGAAGGAAGGCTCTAAAAAAGATACAGAAAATCCCGAAACCCCGACTACCGAGGAAACCTCGGCACCTCGGACCGAGCCCGAGCGGAGGCCCGCAGCGCCCCAGCAGCAGCCTCGCCAGCAAACGCAGCCGGTAGCCCAGAAGGCGGCGGTCAAGAAGCCCGGACAGGTCGTATGGGGTACGTTCGAGAACGTCTACCTCTCGCAGGAAGAATTCAACGAGCTCGCCCGCCTTGTCGGCAACCTGAATTCCACCCGGGAGATGGTGGACTCCCTTTCCGCGAAGCTGGAGGACGGTTCCGTCACCTCCTTGAACCACTATGCCACGCTCGTATCCTGGGCGAACTACCGCAAGAGCCAGGCTGGGAAGGATGCCGACGGCGATGGCCTCGGGAGGCGGTACGAGACCGTGAGCGAGCACAACATGCGGGTATCCAGGCAGGCCGACGTATGGATTGCCGAGCATTTCGGAAAGAAAAAGCAGGAGGCGGTCAATGGCTGAACCGGAAATCGACGCGACCATCGCGCAGATCAAGAACGAGCTCACCGTATGCTACGAGCACATCGGCAGGAAGGCTCCCGAGTCGCTCCCCATCATCGCCGCATCGCTCCAGGAGGCCATCGGTTTCTCGAGCCCCGAGCAGGCGCACCGCATCTTCGTCAAGGCGAAGGACATCGAGAGCATTCCCACCCAGAAGACCCTCAAGGAATGTCTGCTGAACTATGGGGAGGAATATCTCAAGTACCAGGGCGGCACGGGCTCCGGGACTGCTTCCATCGAATACGACGACCCGAGGGCGGCGTGGCTCCCGAAGGAACCCCTCTTGCAAAAAATAAACTTCCACGAGAGCGCGAAGCGGTACTGCATCGCCATCGACAGGCTGAACGGCAACGACAAGGCATATTCCGGTTTCAGGCACGCATACGCGATGACGAAGGACGGCTCGCGGTACGTCTACGTGCGCCCCGATGCCGCGAGGGCCTATGACGAGATGATGCGCGGGACCCTCACCCGCATATACGAGCGGTACTGGAGGCTCCTGCCCATGGCGAAGGGATACCCCGCGAACATGCCGGTAACCCTCGGGGTATGCCCGCCGAGCGTGGCGGACTATATGCAGATGTTCAGGCGCGAAAGGAATATCGCAGGGGCGCAGGGATGACAGGAATTGCATAGGAAAGCACCCGCAAACAGGGAATCCTTCGCTCAAGATAGGATTTCAGTTTTGCCTGGAAATAAACAACTGTCCGAAATGTGGCAAGAACCTCACGGAGGATAAATGCTCGAAGTAAAAGGGAAATACAACACCGCGACCATATACACGGACAACATCGAGGAGGCCGCATATAGCCAGGTCCTGAACCTCATGAACCAGAAGTTCGCCGAGGGCTCGAAGTTCGCCATCATGCCCGACTGCCACGCAGGCGCTGGCTGCGTCATCGGCCTCACGATGAAGGTCGTCGACAAGGTCGTGCCGAACCTCGTCGGCGTGGACATCGGCTGCGGCATGCTGGTAGTCAAGGTCGACAGGTCCTTCAAGTTCGACCTCGAAAAGGTAGACCGTATATGGCACGAGGACATCCCGTCCGGGATGAACTGGCGAACCAAAAAGCACAAGTTCGCGGACCGTGCCAAGATAGAGGACATCCTCGCGCCCGTCAACGTTGAAAAACTGAAGTTTTCCGTCGGTACGCTGGGTGGCGGCAACCACTTCGGGGAAATTAACGTGGACGACGATGGCGCCCACTACATCGTCATACATTCCGGATCGCGCCACCTGGGCATCGAGGTCTGCCGACATTACCAGAATATGGCGATAAAGTACCACAGGGCCCTGAAGAAATCCGACCTATCCGTCATCGAGCAGCTGAAGAAGGAGGGCAGACTGTCCGAAATCGAGGCCGTGCTGAAGGCGTCCAGGAACGCCCAGCCGTCCATCCCGGACGATCTCGCATACCTTGAGGGCCAGCAGCTGGAGGACTACCTGCACGACATGAAGATCGCGCAGGAATACGCCATCTGGAACCGCGAAGCCATGCTGGACGTGCTCCTGCAGGGGCTCGGAATAGGCATGGACGAAATCCTCGAGAAGTTCTGCACCATCCACAATTACATCGACATCGACAACAGGATCCTGCGCAAGGGCGCCATCTCACTGCAGAAGGACGAGACAGCCATCATCCCGATGAACATGAGGGACGGCTCCCTCATCGTGCGAGGCAAGGGGAACCCGGAGTGGAACTTCTCGGGACCGCACGGGGCCGGCCGTCTCATGTCGCGCTCGAAGGCAAAGGAGTCCTTGAGCGTCGACGAGTTCAGGCAGTCGATGGACGGCATCTTCACCACCTGCGTGGGAAAGAGCACCATCGACGAGTCGCCCATGGCGTACAAGCCTATGGATGAAATCATCCGGAACATCCACGACACGGCAGACATCGTAAAGATTATAAAGCCGGTCTACAATTTCAAGGCGGCGGAATAACACATTCCACCATCAACCTAAAAGAAAAACTCACGAAAAAGACAACAAAACCGACTTAAAGGTCAAAGGACAAAACCATGAAAGCGACAAAGAAACCGGTGACCGTCGAATGTGTAAAATGGGACGGGGAAAACCTCGAAGAAGTCAAGAACTTCTGCGGGCCTTCATATATCGGAGGCGGCAAGGATGGTGACAGGAAGCTCGTTATCTCCACCCTCGAAGGCGACATGCTCGCCAGCGTAGGCGACTTCATCATCAAGGGCGTGAAGGGCGAGTTCTACCCCTGCAAGCCGGACATCTTCGAGCAGACCTACGACATCGTCGAGGTTTCCCTCAAGGACGTGAAATTCAATGGCGAGGATATTGACGATGATCAAGTCCGGTTCCTTGGAGCTATCGACTGCAAGAAATGTCCGGCAAAAGAAACCTGCACGGTAGACTACTGGATAGGATGCGGAGATAATTTCATGGAATGGGCAAAAAGCGAGGCGACAAGATGAAATGCGACGAACTTGAAGAAGAATACTTGTGGACGAATAATGTCAAGACACCTTCTACGATAATGGTGCGAGCATACAATGCTGACGATGTTGACGAAGCCATCGCTGAACTCAATGCGAGAATCCAGTTAGACGATGACGAAATGGCAGGATTCTTGCAGTTGGAAGAAGAATGTGGCGGTGGAGACTTGCGCAAATACATCGCTGAACTCAAGGCGAAACTTGAGGATGCGAAGGCCACGGCATACGCAGAGAGCGTGGATGCGGGTATGCGGGAGCGCAGGCTCAAGAGGGCGTTGTGGTTGCTGAATGCTAACGTCTTCAAGTGGAAGGCACTTTACTTTTGGTACGGCTACACAGACAAACCCAAAAGCAGAAGATACTCCACAGCAGAAGACAAGTGCCGCGCGATGGCGGATAAGTGGAGGTAAATCATGACACAGGAAGAACTGAACAAGATTGTCGAACGGCACCAGCACTGGCTCAAAAAGGACTGCGAAGGTTGGGAAGAAATGCGAGCCAACCTCTACGAAGCCGACCTCACGCGAGCCAACCTCACGGGAGCCAACCTCACGCGAGCCGACCTCACGCGAGCCAACCTCTACGGAGCCGACCTCACGGGAGCCGAAGAACTCCGCCTTGGCAAAATCTTCACCGAGCCTATGAC